CGTACCTATGTTCAATACGGCTGCTGTGACTGCAACGAATAGTATGTTTAGCTCTTGCTATAGTTTGGTGGCACCACCGCTGTTCAATACGGCGAACGTTACTAATATGAACAATATGTTTGCTAGCTGTTACAGCTTAAGACAGGTGCCACTATTTAACACTGCGAACGTTACTAATATGTCAGCAATGTTCTCTACGTGTTACCGTTTGACTGCTGTTCCGTTGTTTAACACCGTCAAAGTTACAAACATGTCTTCGATGTTTGCTAGTTGCTATCAGTTAATAACCGTACCTATGTTCAATACGGCTGCTGTGACTGCAACGAATAGTATGTTTAGCTCTTGCTATAGTTTAGCAAGTGTTGATTTGTTCGATACGGCGAACGTTACTAATATGAACAATATGTTTGCTAGCTGTTACAGCTTAAGACAGGTGCCACTATTTAACACTGCGAACGTTACTAATATGTCAGCAATGTTCACTACGTGTTACAGTTTGACTACTGTTCCGTTGTTTAACACTGTCAAAGTTACGGACATGTCTTCGATGTTTACTAGTTGCTGGAACTTATTATATGTTCCAGCTTTTAATACTGACGTTGTTACAACTATGACTAATATGTTTAGCAATTGCTATATACTTAATAGAGTGCCTGCATTAAATGCTAGCAATGTTACAGCCTTTATTAGCACAGTGGCTACATGTACTTCTTTGGCGTCCATAGCAATAACCAACATTAAATACGATTTTTCCTTAACGAATTGCAAACTTAGCCAAACCGAACTTCAAACATTTTTCGCAAACTTGGGTACTGCTACTGTTGGGGCAACTAGAACATTGACATTGACAAATAATTGGGGAGCGCCAACACCAGTGTCATTAACGGGTACAACAACAGCGGGTTCAACTACCATCACAATGGCTAGCACCACTGGATTAGCTACTGGTATGCAAGTTACAGGAACAAACACCCCATTAACAACAGGTATAGCTGTTACGTTTACTGATGCAGGCGATACTGTAAATTTAGCCTCACATGGATTGAGTGATGGAGATGAAGTTTCTTTTTCTGTGATTACGACAACAACAGGGATTGTAATCAATAGAATTTATTTTGTTGTTGGCTCTACTCCGACCACCTTTCAAGTTGCTTCTACACTAGGAGGCTCCGCGTTGCCACTAACAACCAATGGTTCAGGCACACTCAAATATAATTCAACGATTGTAAGTATCGTGCCGAACACTAGTGTCACAATGACTAGACCCATGGTAGGAAGTGCTTCACAAACACTTGCCTTTCGTTTGCTGGGAACATACAAAGCAATTCTCAAAGGATTCGCTGTAACAGGATAATTTTATGAACAACACTGGTTTTTACAAAAAAGATAACACACAAATTCTTTACGCGCCCAACATTGTTGAAGGGCCGGGGTATATGCTGACTATCGAAGACAAAGATAGCCTCACTTACCCGGTGGACGGCTGGATATACGCTGACTCTATTGATGTTGCGATATCTTATTTTGCAACTGCATCAACTGAAGTTCCGCCGTTTGATGTACAACCGGAGAATATTAAATTAGCAGCCAGCAAAGAAGATGAAACCGAATTTAGTAAACTCGTAGTACTTATCAATTTAAATTTACAACAAGGAAGAATAACTAATGATAGTCAGATAGCTATCTGGGACCACACTAAGCAGCAGCGCGCTGTAACTGTTCAGAGATTTTTAGAGATAATGGCTGCCTATGGAATGTATTGCTACGCCCAGAGAAATTAATACTTAAATAGTTTTTCAGAATCGAAATATTCTGTTAATACGGGGTTCATATGGTAATATGAATTTAATGCCTCAAGCATACTTTCTGAGTCTACGTCCACGGTGTCTTCTGTAAAATCTACATGCTTAGATATAGATCTGAGCTCGTTTTCTAACCCCTGGCGGTTTGCTACTTTGTTTAGAATTTCATTCTTAATCTGTAGTTTGTGCGTGTTGATATTACTCACAAAATAATTTTTAACTTCATCAAAGCCGATAGTGCCAAGTAAACTATCTAGATTTTCAAACGGTGTCTTACTCGATGGCCATGAAGTCAAGTTGCAAGAATCTATGATGATATTTGCTCCTTCTTTAGAATAGGCGTTAGACCTTGATACACTGTTAACTTGTTGAAAATTTTCTGCTTTTGTATCGATTGCCCATTTCACAACATTCTTTATTATAAATCTTAAAGTATGCTGTGCTTTATTTATAACATCTGGAGGGAATATTTCATTGATAATTGTCCCGGCATCACATAGTATGAAACCTGGAACGTTACTTTTAACTACTTGCGCTGATGTATAACCGACCCCACAAAAAGGAAAACCGCGAAGGCCTGGTACTTCTTCTCCTCTCATGTTGTTGTTTAACTGCAGTAAGCATGTCTGTCCCAAAGATAAAAAAATGTCTGTCAGAAGTCTACGCGCTTCAGAATTATTGTAAAAAGGCAGAGGACGCACCTGCATACTTAAAAAACTCCGCGCGATAAAAGACGCTGATTGATTTAGTATATTAACAATACAGTCAGGTAAGTCATAGTAAAGTCGTGCTGTGTCCTCTACATCATTAGTATAATTAGTAAGCGTAACTAGAGACGGGTGTAGATATTTTTTACCTGCCCGCACACTTTTTTTATCTGCGATGAAGTACGGTGAATAGAAAGAAGTGCGTCTAGGAGACCACCCCAGCATAGGCACACCCTCTACCCGGGGTAACTGGGCAATTTGCTCTCTGAAATAAGTAGTCAGATATTTGCCTGCAGACCTGTCTTTAATTGTTGGAATATTTATTTCACTACTGACACTCCCCAAGGTAGCTCTTCTTGTTACTTTCTCTAGCTCTGTTACTTTATCTAGTTCTTCTTGTTTGAATACTATGTTAAAGCTTTCATTATTAAAATGAAGTTGACCCGCATGAAAAATGTCCGTGGATTCGGAAAAAACAATATTCTTTTCTAGCTCTATAGTAAAGTTACTGACATGATTATTAAAGTTTTCGCTGTTATGTTTACGCAGCGTATATCCGTGAGGATTACTAAACAACGTGACTTTATCATCTTTGTATATAGGTAGAGTTTTAAAGAAGTTTCTAACCTCTTCCGCTTCATTAAAATATCTATTAGCGTGAAGTCGCTCCAGCAAGCCTTGCCTGCTTTTAGGCGTTAGATCCACTAAAGACAATATATTATTAATAGATATTTTATTCTGAAGTTCTTTAATTACACATTGTAGAACAAATTCATCAGATGGTACTGTCTCTTGCTCTTTGTGTAAAAATATTTTACTCGTTATAACTTCCAACTTGGGTATATATCTTTGAATAGTGCTTACACTCCGTAAGTCAGCGTTATTAACTCCCGTGGCGATATACTTCGCTTGAGGTAACACTATAGCCTGCCCCTCGGACGTAGGATCATGCATCATATGCAGACACACAGTCTCAGGATTGACTAGCCCGTATTGAGTATTTAATTTGCTAGCCACTGCGTAGGTAAAACCTAAATGCGTGTCCTTACATCCCGGGTGTCTTTGTAGTAAACCAAAGAAAGAGGTCCTGGATGTGTTCACAGGTACTTTATCCGGTTTAGCATCTGGAGATTTCAGAACAATCAAATGCGCTATATTATGATAACTTGAAAAGTAAGGTAACACAATATTTATACCACTTATATTTATAGTCTTATCAGGATTCAAAGATTCAATAGTACTTTTTAATTGCTCTGTCTCTGCTTCATTCAAAACGAAAACAGAATGTTTTAAAATCTCTGGATCCAACCCTTGCGAGCGTAAAGCACTTCTGTATTGAATTATTTTTATATTATCTTGCGACGTAGATAGTATTTTTTTCAGAAACAAATCAAATATTTTTCTCTTATTTTTTAATTGCGCCGTTATGCTCTTTTGATTTTTATATAAATAAGAATTTTTAATTCTATTATCTAGGATACGATTCAGTGTTTCTATAGACTCGTCCCAGGTGCATATACCCCGAACTACTAGATAATCCACCACGCTGCCCGCTCTGAAGAAACAGAGACTATTCTCACAAACAAATTCTTTATCTAATATGTACAATTTGCTTTCGCATTTAGGACATTTTGTAGTATATTGGCCAGCGCCACTTAACTGTAGATCGTCAGACAGTAAGTGTACCAGCTCAATAGGATTTACAATTTGCTCTATAGCATGCAGCCCGAGTTCCATAACGTAATTTTTAGTATAGCATCGATACTTGTTTAAGCGACAAAGAATTTAGATTTACTTGACCCATTTAGAATTACGACGATAATTACTTATGACTATGGACTTTACTAAAGATAATAACCCCACAGCTCTCTACGAAGTCGGCATCAAAGCAGGCGAAAGCTTGCCCCACTATGTCAAGGAAGCAACTCTTCTTCAAGAAGAAGATGTGGTATCTTTAAACGATTGCGCTTTCGCCGATCCGGTAAAGCGCCTGCACCCCATTCACACAAAAGCAGCCACTTACATGAGCGCCGTTTATTTGGCCGGTAATGGTATGCGCGATAGCAAAGAATTTGAAGTCGTTAAATCTGCTGCCGCCCTTTTTGAAATTGAAAAGGATATTGACGCTGCTTTAGATTTACTGCCTCAAACAGAAAAATCTGCATTTGATTATAATAATGTAGAAAATCAATACGCTTTAACTTTCAATATAGAAGAAGACGATTCTTGGAAGTCGTATCCTATTGGTAATTCCGTTGAAGTTACCAAGTCAGCAACAGACGTTGTTAGAGACTGGCTTGATGGTCATATTCCAACAGATTGGTTTTACCACGCGGCAAAGAATATCGTTAAAAAGGCTAACGAGTTAAAACTACACAGAAATGAGATTCCTGAGCGTGTCTGGAATTTAGGGGAGGAAAGGCTGGTGGATTTCGATACCGCTGAGGTTGGCGTTAACGAAAGAGCCAGACTGGGCATAGACACTCAGGATTACACTGTCGCATTAAAGCAAGCCTCGGAAGGAAAAATTACTGTGGAGGAAGCTACAGACATTTGGATGGGTCTCGACGCTGTGAATAACGTCAGCCACATACGTACTTCTTCGCCGCACGAATGTTTCTATTCCGGCGTAAAACTCGCACATGTGGAAGCCTTATCAGAAAACAACGTGTTTATTTCTGATATTATGGTGCCTGCCAAGGATGTCACTAAACTTCTGGAAAATGATAGTAAGCATATTAAACGCGCGTTCAGAAAAGAAACCGCTGATAAAATTATTAGTCTTGTTTCTACTCTGACTGGTGGAAATACAAAATCTGCAGCAGAAGTAACTAACGGCATTTCTACTTTAGAAAAGACGCAGCAGAAAGAACTGTTGAACCTTTTACTAAAAGTAGCATAATGCGGTATGCTAGACACATTCCCATTTGATAAGCGCACAGCTGCCGATTTCCTTGCGGATACCGAAACGACTGCAACGGTATTGCATATAATAATCCTAGCTGCGTACGGGGATGAGGCCTACGGTGATCCTGAAAAAGGTATTGAGGCAATGGACCCGGTGGAATTCTGGCTTCGAATTAAAGAAGATTTTTCGGTTACTGTACCTGAATCAAACGAGAACAAAATCAACGCGTTGATGTTGGCTTTATCCACCGACGCTTTTTATGAAGACCCTTTAGCCTTTGTAAGCATAGCCAATGCTTTGTATTCCGGGGATTTGGGAGATTTAGTGGATGGCGCTTTAGAAGATTTGACTGTGCCTGAAATGCTCTGGGGTATTTACGAAGTGGAACTTAACCGTGGCGACTCAGAAGGTTTTGCTCCGTCTATAGATCGCCTTATTGACGAGATCATTAATAATGAAGCAGAGGATAGTGAGGAATTAGAAGAGGAAGAGGTGGTACCTTACTATGAGAGGTTCGTAGCTGAAATGCGTGATGATATGCTCATTCAGATGCGTATGATTGGTGTGGATGAGATGGTCATTAAAAAGATTCTAAAGGAAGATCTCACTCCTGCCCAAAATGAACAACAATAAACTTTCAAATACAGGAATGTTAAAGATTGCATCTAAGTGGTTGCAATTATTGAGGCAGGGTAAACTTAGCATACAGAACCTTAATAGAATTAATCAGCATGCGAATAGAGGTCCGTTGTGGTATGGCGCTAATACTGAAATGCGCGCAGCGTTACCTGCTGATTTACCAGGGCGGTTAGGAGGTATAAGAGAAGGTTTAAAAAGTAACGTTTCTAAATTAGATCCTAATTATAAATTTTTAAAAACTCCTGATTTAAAAAATAAAGTCAATGGATTATATTCTGATAATTATAAAGAAATGTCTGACAGCATTACTAGGAGTGGCGAACAAAACAGACGTCTTTTTAAACAACATCCTTGGATGCCTGATTTTTTAGAAAACCCAAAAAGTAAAACGCATAAAATATGGGGTGCTTATGGCGGAGATAGCGCTACAGGTATAGATTCATATTTTTTACCTGAAGTTCGTGGTATATATTTAAATAGAGGCGTGAAAGAAATTGCACCTTTTATACCAAGGCATGAAATTGGTCACGCTTTTCATGCCTTGGCACCTGAAGTATTTAGACGTGACGCAGTAAAACAAGTTGCGAGGTTAATGAGAACCTACCCACATGCTATTGGAAATAAATTGTTAGAACGCTCATTATCTAGCGAAGCTTTTGCGCATACAATAGCTAGCAGAGGACCTTCTGCCGGGGCTAGGCGATTTATACAGCAAAATCTTGCATACAATCCCGCTAATTTAAGCGAAAATGCAACTATAAATAGCCTTGTTTCTGAATCTTTAAAAACTGATCCTAGCGGCAGAATGGGAGCTACTTTAACTCAGCTTCATAAAAATTACTTAGTAGACATACCGCGTAAATATAAATATCCAGAGCTTTTTAATCCTAACCCATATTTACCTTAACCAGAGATAGCGCCGCCTAAATCAAATCCTCCATGAGGGTTAAAGAATTGAGCTGGCTGCGCCGAGTTAAATGTTTCTCTAAATAGATGACTTAGTGCTGGGTCTTCCAGGATGGGCTCATTCAGAACGATACGCGCGAGGCAGAACGCGAAATTAATGGCGTGCAGCGTGTCATCCGCTTTAGATCCATGGCGTTGATAACGGAAGCTTGAGTTACCTCCCATTGTTTCTGTAGGTACGCGGTATAGGTTCAGTAATTCACTGAGTCTTTCCTGCGCCAGATCCCAGGAGTAACATCTAAATCTTCTACTTTTAATAGCTTGATACAGACTGGTAATAGACTCGGTTCTATTCAGCGAATACTGATTAAACCACCCCGGACCACTACTAGGTGCTTTAATAAGCGCAGATTGAGGACCTACGTAGCCAAAGATAAAATGCCTCTCTGGACGAATAATAGGGTTCTCGCGCAGCAACATGTTATAAGCAGCGCCAACGCCAAAGTCAGAAGCTATACCGATACAGTTGTATGCTTTATGGTCATCGCAGATTTGATTTGAAATACTACGATAGTCCATACCGGAGTACTGACGAATATGAATAATTTCAATAGATCCATCCCAGCATATACCAAGAATGACATGCACCGTAAATGATACCTTTGTCCTGGTAGCTGGGTTATAGTCGGAACCACCCCAGTCACAACCTGATACAGTGTACTTATATTTACTTACTTGTTGTTTTAAAGTTTCAGGCGAGTCAGGTATTATGCATATATTTTTGAGATCTTGCAGTGTGATTTCTCTCATCCCCTCTTCCGTGGGGATACCTAGAATTTCCTGTAAAAACTTTTTAATGTCGTAACTCTGGAACGCATTCCATATTTCCATCCATTTGTGCGGTGCGTTAGCGTAGTCAGGAATGATTATCTGCGGAATATGAAATCCTAAATAACCCTGCTCGAAATTAGATTGAATCTGGTGAACAAAGTGACCATCAGTAGCATCAATAATTTTTCCTGTGGCTGGGTTTGTAATACCCTGCGGTTGAATAGCTTTTAAAATATCTTCTTTATCAGAACAATTCAACCACCCCGCGCCTACGCTATTTGAATGGTAGCCGGGAGCGCGAAGAACCCAGGCCGCTTGACTGGATTCCAAAAACTTTGTTTCTAATAATGAATCTGTAGTCGTGGATGTCCCGGCGTATATAGTGCTCGCCATACGCGAAGCTTTTTGACACTGTTCAATATCCGGTAGGAAGTCTGGGTCTAGTAGCTGGCAGTTATGTATAGCAATACCATTAGCAAAGAATGTATGATGCTCCTCTACATCAATATCCCATACTTCTTCTTTTCCTGCGTATTCAATACTATCTAACGTGACTGGGTAAAGGTCGCCGTGCGGCGAATTCTCTGCAGTTCTAATTTCCTTGCTCTTTTGGTAGGGTCCTGCGTAACCGTCTTGACCAGTTTCTGAGTATTGGTAGAATCCGGGCGGTAGGCCAGGGCATACATAAAACTGAACGCTGGGGGCAGCACAGTCGAGAATACGCAATTCTCCTTGCCCTAGCCTCTGTTCTCCACAATTTGCGGTTGCGTTTTTACATAACTTTTCAGCGCTTGTGCTTTGTACCGACAATAGGTTTCCTGTACCTTTCCGTGAGTGAATCGAATTCGTCCGTGTAATTTCGATCCCCATTGCATGCTGCCGTCTCCAAGAAGAGTCCCCAGGAGTAGCTGCTTCTCTGATGGTGAGCAGGGTTTTAGCTTTGACAAGGTTATCTCCTCTAGCTGCCTCTTCCCAAGACAAGAACTCGCTAAGGAACATCCAACCTCTGCTTGTCCAGAAACGAGTGTTTCCGGTGCAGATAAGTTCAGCTCCATTTGAGAATTTAAGTTTCCAAGTATGTTTTATTCCTTTGTTCTTATTGTAGCGCACATAGGCTGCTTTTATACTTCCTTCTGCATTATAGGTAAGTACTTTTTCGCCGACAAGAATGTCAGAAATTTTTTTCAATTTGATTGCATTACCTTCATATACCGCTACTTTAGTGTTCGGGTGAACAGATTCGTCAAAAAGGGCCTCGTCTGTAGTTTTGGACCGGGCTTCTTGTGTGTCAGTCAGGCATTTCACCATCATGATAATAGACTCATTCGGATACTCTTTATATTTTAAATTTTGTCTGTAGTCTTTATGTTGCTGGTAGAATCTAAAGGAGCGTTCCATTTCTCTGACACGGTTGGCGTATGTATCCAAGAATGATTGATGAGGAACAATGTACATACTCCGCCTCTTTTTCATGATGTGCGCGTACATCAATTGTCTAGCCGCTAGGCTTGTGCTTTTTCCTATTTGACGCCCCGCTCTTATAGCTAGGAACCCCCCTAACTGCATATGGAACATAGAAAAAGAATATGGTCTCGCCGAGCATGACAGCGGCTTATCGTAAGGATAATTAGGAAAAAAGTAAGGAACTAATAAACCCGCATTGTATTTGCAAAGTCTATAAATATCTATTATTCTTTCTGCGATTTTATCGTTTACATGGGGATCTCCTTGGTTTTCTTTTTCTAATCTTGCGATATCTTTATTCAACACGCGCAGTTTGTGTGCGAACTCTGCATTGGTTTTGACTTCCCAATTTAAATCTATATACATATGGCTTATTCTTACACTGCAAACTCTTTACGGCACATAAGACCGAACAGATTTCTAAAAGCTAGGTTTAGAAATATTAGATGGAACAGAGATGACACTATTATTGTTGACAGCGCGCCTGTCAATGATAATAAGTTCATTCCGCAGAACTACGAAGCTCAAAGTCAAGAATTAAATAAGGTATTAAATAACACAGATGCAAAGCTCGAAAAAATCAGAAACAGATACAACGGATAATGATAAGCTTGCGGTCTCGTTTGATAAAATTTTATCTTCGCTTATAGACATATCTAAAAAGCTACCAGATAAAGAAAAGGAATTTGACGCTGTAACATATCTAGCTAAAGCGCTTAAACCTGCAGACGTTTTACTCAGTTATAAAATAATAGCACATACTAAAGAAGGAGAGATATTTAATATAGAAGGTGTGAATAACCTTCCTCGTTTGTTTGATGAGTCTATGCTACCTGAAGCGCCTAATAATTTTGAACAGGCGTTTAATTCCAGTATCATTCGCCCCGTATTAAACGCTTTTATGAAGTATACACGAGACAAGATTGAAGATTATAAAAAGGCTTCTTTCCCTTCTCCTGCTCAGTTAACGTTACAGCCTAATACACAAATCGACACACAAGAGTTTATCTCTGATTAAAGTTATGTTAGAATATCATAAGCTACTGAGAAATGTTCTGGAAAACGGTATCTACCGAATGGACAGGACGGGTACTGGAACTATCTCTGTGTTTGGTACGCAGAGTAGATACAACCTGACTGAAGGGTTTCCAATTGTTACTACTAAGAAACTCTTCACCCGGGGAGTAATTGGTGAACTTCTATGGTTTATAGAAGGTAATACAAACGCTCATTATCTGGAGGAAAAGTATAAGGTCAGTTTCTGGCGAGATTGGGCGGATCCAGACACTGGCGAATTAGGGCCAATTTACGGTAAACAACTCAGAAATATTGAACACTCTTATTGGGTTGAGCCTAAAACAAGGGTACAAGACGCTTCAGAATTAATACTAAAAAATACTTTTGATAAGACCATTTGTGTGGTGAGTCTGTTTATCTAGGTAAAATTATAGAAACAAAAGAATGCGGTTTATGTACTGTAGTAAAAGAAATTATTGATCCTGCTGGTAGAAACCAATTTGATGTAAAATTCCATAATACTGGGTACACTAAAAGAGTAGATTACGCGACCGTACAACACGACTCTATAAAAGACCCTTATTGCCAATCAGTCTACGGAGTAGGCTATTACGGTGAGTTTGAAGAGGACGAGCACACTACTCTTCTTAAAACTGTATGGCGAGAAATGCTTCGCCGCTGCTACAATGTAGCAAGTGATTCTTACGCAAGCTATGGCGCTAAGGGAGTGCATGTACACCCCTCGTGGCTTTGCTTCTCTAATTTCAACAAGGATGCCCGTACGCTCACGAACTGGGCTTGTCGTGTTGAGTATGGGGCCGAATATGAGTTAGATAAAGATGTCCGCTTCGCAGCTAACTACTATAGCAAGGAAACGTGCATGTGGTCTTCTAAACTCGAGCAAGGGTACAACACTTCCACTAATAGACCTTTTAAATGTATTAATACCGAAGGAGAAGAAGTTTTCTTACGGTCTATAGGCGAAGCTAAAAGAAAATTTGATTTAAATATTTCTGCCGTACACCGCTGTTTAAACGGAGAGTTACATACGCATCACGGATGGTCTGCTTTTGAATACGTGCATGAAGCTGGTAAAGTTTGTCGTACACGCGTAATCGACCAACTCAAAGAAGTTATTGCAGAAATAAAACACAACCCTCAAAGTCGTAGGCTCCTGATAAGCTTGTATAACCCGCATGAGGTGGACAAAATGAATCTTCCTCCTTGCCATGGCAACATAATACAGTTTTATACGGATGACGAAAAAAGATTAAGTCTGCATATGTATCAGCGCAGCGCAGATTTATTTATAGGAGTTCCAGTCAATATTTCCAGTTATGCCTTACTACTCATGATGGTAGCGCAAGTTACCGGATATAAGCCGTACGAATTTATTCACACAATCGGTGATGCCCATCTGTACGCAAATCATATTGAGCAGGCTAAACTCCAACTCTCTAGAGAACCTCTTGAAAGTCCAATCATGGATATCAATGCTGCTATAAAAAATATTGATGACTTTAAGTTTGAAGATTTCATTCTTAAAGGGTATGAGTTTTATCCAGCTATTAAAGCGGAGATTTCTATTTAATTAACCTAACATATTTACCAAAGGGGTACTCGCAATAGAGTACCCCTTTGTGCTATATATAATTGTATGCCTACGCAATAATTGTGTGCGGAATACTCAAATGTTAATTTAAAATTTAAAAAATATGTACATGTTTGAAATACGGTTCACTGGGCACAGTCTTTACGCAATGCAATCAGCCCAGGACGGTTGCTGGTGCTCCCACCGCTCGGGCACAAAGCCAGAGGAAGCCCTTCGTAGTTTGGAAGAGGACTTCTCCATCAGCGCAGTGCATGGCATTGTGATAATGGAGGAGTAATCCCCGCAGGCGTCACATGCCTTGAAGTTGTGAGATAGGACCGCGAGTCCTTTTTTTATTTATCCGATATAGCTATATAATTTGTGTTATATAAATTTGATGTGGAGTCAGCAAACTCTTATGTCAAATTCAATAACAACAACATCAAATGAAACTAGCTAGGCAAACAATTCTGGCATCAGAGATACGCGGATGCCGTCCAGAGTTAGCGCTGGAACTGGTGAAACCAGTCACCACAAAAAAGGAGGTGAGCATGTTCATAAAGCTCGCCGTGTGCAAGAACTTGGAAGCGATGTGCCCGCAATGGGTTCGCCGCTGCTCGCCAAAACAAAGGGCTATGCTTTGCGCTCACGCGGCAAAGTATACCCCGATTAAAACGGGTAAAGAGTTTTGGGGTCGCCTTAAACTGTTAGTGAACGGAAGTTCTAAGTTCCGCATCATTGATGGTTAAACTATAAAGAAGAGACTCTCGGGTCTCTTCTTTTTATTTATCGTATACGTAATAGATATCCTGTTTGTGTTATATAAATTTGTACGCACCGGAATTATCTAGGACGTACTTAAGACAGCATATGTTCAAAGACATCAAAAACAAAGTACAGAAGCGCTTCAATGAGCTTCAAGAAAACGGCCCTCTTTTTTATGTGGGTGTTGATAAAGAAAAAATATGGGACATCTACCTGAATGCCTTCCCTGCGCAGCACAAACAGGAAAACACCTGTAACTGTTGTAAGTCATTCATAAGACAGTTCGCGTGTATCGTGGGAATCAAAGACAACAAAATTCTTACTCTGTGGGATTTTGAATGCGATGACCCGGAATACAGTGCCTCTGTTAAAGCACTAAGGAATTATATTGTTTCTTTACCTATTGAAAATAAATTTTTAAATTCATTTCCAAAATTAGGTACGGACAAGACGCCAGATGTGAAAAGGTCTATTGTCTGGGAACATTATTTTGTCACACTTCCTTCTTCTGCTGTTAAGAGCGAGCCGCAAATTGGGCCTGCTCAGGGCGCTTTCCGGGACGATAAGAGCGTTCTTAAAAGATCCTTGGAAGAAATCACGGATGAGGCAGTAGCTACTGTTTTAGAATTGATATCTCAAAATTCGCTGTATCGCGGAGCAGAGCACAAAGCTAGTGTTGATGCTTTTAGTGTAATCCAAAAAGAGTTTAAGAAAGTGCCAGTAGCGCTGCGCGATAACTTCTGCTGGACTAAAGCCACAACCACTTCAGCGTCTGTCTGTCGTATTCGTAATACGTCTATTGGTACTCTGCTTAATGACCTTTCAGAAGGCAGAGATTTGGACAGCGCCGTTACTGCATTTGAGCGCGTAGTAGCTCCGGCTAACTACAAACGCCCAACTTCATTGGTAACGCCTAGAATGGTGGAGCAAGCCCAGCAACGCCTTACTGAACTTGGTATGCTGGGTTCTCTGGAGCGTCGGCTTCTTGATGGAAGGGATCTGACAGTGGATAATACATTATTTGTTCACAGAGCATCTGCGGCAACTCCTTCTGATGTCTTCTCTGAACTGAAGAAGGACTCGATCATTAATCCTAAGAGCCTCAATAAGGTTGAAGAAATTAGTATTCAAGACTTTGTAGACAAGGTACTCCCTACCTGCAAGTCTGTTAAAGTTTTATTGGAGAATAGCCACATGCCTAATTTCGTAAGTCTTGTAGGCGGTAAGAATCCGAACGACCCGACTATGTTTAAGTGGGGAAATAACTTCTCTTGGGCTTATACTGGCGATGTTACTGATTCTATTAAAGAGCGTGTAAAAGCTGTGGGTGGTAACGTTACAGGTGTTCTGCGCATCAGCTTAGCGTGGCACAATTACGATGATTTGGACCTTCATGTTTTCGAGCCTCCAGCTGGCGCGGGGTATCGCATTTATTTCGCTAATAAACGTTCTATCTCCCCTTCTGGCGGTATGCTAGATGTAGATATGAATGCTGGCGGCGGAGCTAGCAGAGAGCCAGTTGAAAATATCTTTTGGGGGAAAGAACCAAAAATTGAAGGCACATATAGAGTAGTTGTTAATAACTACTGTCGCCGGGATAACGGGGATGGCGGGTTTGAATTGGAAATTGAATACAACGGCGAGACAGAAATTTTTACTTCGGCCACAAACGCGGCTACCGGTAAAAATTTCAATATTGTGGAATTTGATTATACCAAGAAAGATGGTATTAAATTTAAAGGTTCCACCGGAACTTCAAATGTGTCCAAGTATAATAGCCGGGAGAAGTGGGGTGTTAAAACTGGGCAGTTTGTTCCTGTCCGCGCGGTCACCGCCTCGCCTAACTACTGGAATGATGCTGTCGGTAATAAACATTTCTTCTTTTTCCTGGAAGGTTGTAAGTCGGATGAGAAAACTCGTCCGTTCTTTAATGAATTCCTAAAGCCTGAGCTTAACGCTGATCGCAAGGTCTTTGAGATTCTGGGCAGTAAGGTAAACGTGGACAAAGCTGAAGATGAGCTGTCTGGTATTGGATTTTCTGATACCATGCGAAATCATCTTTTTGTAGAAGCAGAGGGCACGTTTAAGCGTGTCCTAAAAGTTAAGTTCTAATATGAAAAAATTTATAGTCATTCTTATTTGGATCCTTTATCCGGGCGCTATGGTATACATTACGTGTATTGATAGCGGCAGGGAATGGGTAGCATATAAGACGCAGCCGCTTATCCTTACAGGTTTGTGGGTGTATGCTATCATGGCTTCAATATTAGGAATTAAACTTTGGATAACCCCAGAGAATAAAATAGATTAACAAACCAAACCAAACCAAAACGTAAAACACAATGTCACTCGAAACACTATTAGTAACCGCCGCTCGTAAGCAGTGGCGCTTCGCATCCACTAAGGGACACCTGACCTTTGAGGATCTCTGGCACCTTAAGCTTGAAGATCTCGATAAGATCGCTGTGGCTCTTGATGAGAAAATTCAAAAAGGAGGACGTAAGTCCTTCATCGCTAAACGCACGGAAAGTACGGCAGAGGAACAGGGCTTATTTGAGCTTGTGTCCTATGTCATTGAAACAAAGATGCTTGAAATTGAAACATCCAAGGCTCGCGCAGCTAAGGCCTCGCAGAAAGCGTTCCTTCAGGACCTTCTGCAGCGGCAGCGTATCGCTTCTCTGGAAAAACTGACACCAGAGGAAATCGAAGCGCAGCTTGCTGCTCTAGGGTCTGATGGCGAATAGCGTATAAACGCGGATGAGTTGTAGAAAAGCGCGTGTTTACACGCGCTTTTCTTTTATCTATTAAACAACAACAAGCATATGATAAGAGTAACAAAAGCACGAATCACAGAACAACCAAAAAGTTTATTTGACCCTATGCCTCAGGTGTGGGTAACATATGAAGATGCAGAAGAAGAAGAAGAAATGCTCTTTGAATATTATCCAGACGAGACCTCCTTCCACCCGGGAGAATTTGTTGGACTAACAAGGGATCAAGCCCTAAGGCTGAGACGGCAGAAAGACGTAGCATATTTAAGATCATGAGTTCATACGATAAAGCACACTGCCGTAGAGAACAGGCGGGTATGGCTATACAGGCTGAATGTAATGTTAGAGACAGAAAAAAACTTAGCGTGTGGGACGCCTTACCATATAACGAAGTGTCCAAAGAATATGGTAGGTTGTTAAAAAATAAAATAGACAAAGATAAATGTAGAAAATCTAGCAGACATATATGATTAAAATTATACATACAGCAGACTGGCACCTTAGAGATATGCAATTCGGTAAGGCTTCTCGCGCGCAGGACTTTACAGATTCAGTGTTTAGAATTGTAGATTTAGCAAAACAAAATGGGGCTGAGTACATCCTCTGCGCTGGTGATGTTTTAAATTCTAAGAGACCTAGCAGTAAAAACATTGCGGATCTTTTACATTTAAATCAAAAGCTTCTTAACAACGGTATTAAGTTATTTATCATTACCGGAAATCACGATAAGTGCCATCCTTCCTGGATTAAGGTCCTGCAAGAAGAGATGCAAGAAAATGGACAATGTGCTATTTATGATATTGACTTTCAGTTAGTGACAATGAAAGGGAATAACGGAAAAGAGTACACAGTCTACGGGGTCCCTGATATGGCTCCAGACGATTTTAGGGCCAGGAAAGACACTTTTCCTCACGCAGATATAATGATGTTCCACACATTGGTTAAAGACTTTGCTTCCTTTGATGCTGGAGATAAAGTTCTTCAAATATCTGATCTACCCTACGATAAATATAGTTGTATTCTGCTTGGTGACATCCACACACATAAGTATATACGAAAGGATAACTGTCTGATCGGATACCCTGGCTCTACAGAGCTATGCTCCCGGAATGAGAGTGTAGAAAAGTTTGTTTCATTAATAACAATCGAGGACACGGGGCGAGTCATGTTTGACTCTATTCCGCTGCAGTTGAATAAGCCGATCATAGCAGAAGATATTCGTACTAATGAAGAAGCTAATAATCTACTATTAAAGATCGATGCTTTGAAAAATCAAAATCCCACGGTATTAGTGAGGAAGGATCCAAAGTTCACAGATTTATATATGCGGGTTGCTCGCATTCTAGATACTAATAAATGCATTATTCGTATATCTAACTTACAGCAAGCCGGATTCAAATTATTGAATTTAGCAAAAAGAAAAGTTAGTAATCCCTTTGATAAAAAGCCAGAAGACTTTATTGGGGATTACTTCCCAAACGAATCTGACTCTTTTGCTTTAGCTCACTCTTTATGTGACCCATCCGCCTCAGTTGCCAGCTTAATAGAAACCTTCATCGACAAACGACTTTATGAGAATCAAAAAACTGTTAATAAAAAATTTGGGTAGGCACAGACATCTGGAAGAAACTCTAGATGGCGCTGTGATCGGATTGATGGGCCCAAACGGCGCAGGCAAGTCTACTATTCTAAAAATTATTCATTTCTTATTCACCGGGTGGACTCCTGCTAAGGAAACACAAGAATCTTTTATTAGAAAAGTAGATCCTACAATTGAGCAACTTCCTACCCAGGGGTTTGCTGAGATTGAATTCTATGCGCAAGGTAGCGTATACCGCTTGTCTAGAAAAGTAGGGTCACCGTCTTCTAGAAAGCTATGTAAACTGGACGAGAATGGAAATGAAATAAAAAGCGAGACGTTCACGCGTGCGGATGAAATTCAGGCGACATTAAACGATGTTCTTGGTGTGGATAAATATGCCATGGACAACGCAGTGTTCCCAGAGCAAGGACAACTCGATAAAATCCTTTTTGGTTCCCAGGCAGAAAGAGAGGAGTTGCTGGTTAAATTATTATTGTTAGGCCATATGCAAAAAGTTGCAGATGTAGCTGCTGGTAAGATAAAGATGTTATCGGCTGAGATTCAAGATTTCTCCACGCTACACGATGAGTTACAGAGTAGTAGAAATATAGCTGAATCTGAGTTAGCCGCTTCAGAGAATACGTTGATGCGTACCAGAAACTACGAGTCTGAAATTAATTTATTTAACGAGTGGACTAAACTCATTGATACTATTAATTCAAGCGCATCTATAATGCACGGGAATACGAATTCCGTGCGAGGGCATGACGCAGGATTAACCGATACGTTAAATAATATTTCTGGCGAGCTGAAACATAAATTTGATTCTGTTTCTTCTTTAGAAGCATACATTTCCGATGTTAACGCTAATATCAGTAAAGCAAGATTGGCTTTATCCGAGAAACATACCATGGTCTCCCGGCATACAGAGTATACTAGCTTGATTGAGAGACTATATAATAATAAGCTGGAATTGCAAAAAGCCCGTGTTGAGTGCCCAGATGAAGTTTCTGCGGAAGTTATAAGCGATCTCAATGCTAGGATTAAATCCCAGCAAGATAGATTAAAATACAAACAGGATCTGAATCAGGCCACTGAAGAAGGTAAGAAAAATCGTGAACTGGCAGACAAGCTTGTTGCTCAAGTTAACAGCTTAACAAAGAGCTTAGAAGAGATTGAAATTTACATGCATGGGGTTTCAAACGAAGCTTCTTTATTTAAAACTATTACAGACACTTGTAAGATTGCTCTAGCTAATCAGTGCTCGGCCGATTGCCCTGTATGCGGAGAAAATGTTTCTCATGAAAAATTAAAAGAGAGATTTGCCGTATATGATAAAAAATTAGCAGCAGCTACACAGCAGTTAAAAGAGTTGCAGGATAGACATACAGCTTTATCTAACTCCGCCCGTATTACACAGCATGAGCTTACACAAAGACAGACGCTGTTAGATTTTTACATTAAACAATATAAAACCAATATAGCGTTGCTTAAGGCAGGCGTAGACGAAGATGTAACGCAGCTGCAAAGTCAGTTGTCCTCTTTGACTGCGCAACAAGCAAAAAGAAACGAACTTAATGGTAGAATAATTAAGATAGCAGCAGACTATGATTATGTTAACTCTATTGTAAATAAGTTTTCTGAGGCTGAAAAGAAAGAATTCTTACTTTATGACACAAATAAACTTAATGATGATATAAAATTCATAGAAGCGAATTTAAGTATTCTTTTAAATGCTTTCAATATTGCAAATGACACTAATGTAAAATGCAATAGATTTTTAGCTGCTATAGCGGCAGATCAAACTTCTATAGCTTTTCTGACAAAAATAATATCAGACAGCCGGAGTAAAGCAGATGAGTTATATACTCAGTTTCCTCTGCATTTAAAAACAGTCGTAGAAGACACGAATGTAAATACTATTGAATTCTTAAGAGAAAAGAATAAAGCATTCACAGAATTACAAGCTAAGACTAAACAACTGAAAGCGCAGGCGGACGGTGTTAAGAAGCGGCTTCTTGAAATTGAAAATAAGATTAAACTTGATGAGGACAAAAGGACTGTAATAACCGAATTACAGAAAATAGTTTCTGCGTTCTCAAGGCAAGGTATTCCAATGGCTTATGTACAACATAAGTTTGACAGCCTTGTCGCTATGACTCAAGAAAATTTAGAAATTATGGATGCTAACTTCGCCATTATTCCAAATTCTGAAAAGCCTGTTAGCTTAATGTTTTATCGTATAGATGAACCTGGACAAGTGCTGTTTGACCATGATAAGTTATCCGGCGGACAAAAGGTAAGATTGTCAATTGCCTTTCTTTTAGCTGTGCAACAATTGGTCATACCTGATTTGGGTTTCCTTGTGTTGGATGAGCCGTCAACTCATTTAGATGAAGAAGCCAGAGAAAATCTAAAAGAATTGTTGATAAATCTTGGTCAGCAGTTAGAAGCTAGTGATACGCAGATTCTGGTTTGCGATCATGCGAAAGAACTGGAACCTGCACTTGTTAATCTAATACAACTATGAGTGATTTAGCTACGCTGTACAATCTTAAAATTAAACTAACAGCCTCCTGGCTAGGCAATCAACGAACACGTGAAAATGTACGAAGATTCCGCCGGGACAGTGACAGCAAACTAGCTGTGGATCTAGCTCAGTGGGGGTGGACTTTTAAGCAAGCAGCGGAAGCTTTACATATGGATGATATTGACACGGATACTATTCGTCCTCAGATGAATATAGATCCGCCTAAATTAGTTTTATACCGACGCAATTACACAAACAAAGGCAAACAGCAGTTTGAGATGTTTGAAGCTATTCGCGAAAATACGGTATTGAATATTAAAATATTAGTTACGAGAACAGATAAAGAAACATTGTTCGCTCCAGATGTGGCTAGGCTTTCAGACATATTCAGGTTCACTGGTATGTTTTTAGGTCTTAGCCCTTGGGGCGGGCAGTACGGCTATGGTAGATTTGATGTAGAGGAACTGATTCCTCTTTAATTTTATACTGCAGTAGGTACTATTGTTATGAGCAAAGAAATTCATTTAATGTGGGATGACTCCGTATTAACGTTGGCCCCCTCAAACGCGAAGTTAGAAAAATTTCTAACCTATAAAGAAAAATCTTTAATTCAAGATCCTAACAATCCTTGGAAAAAAATAACCAAGGTATCTGTTAATAAATTGTATACAGTAATAAAAAATACTGACGGTTATAATGTTATTCAGACTATGCAGGGTATGTGGTCTAAAGTTAAAACCTTTCTAGAACAAGAAGGTTTTAAAATTAATTTTTATGATTTACGCGTACCTTTTCCAAAACCTAGATTGGATCTTATGTGTGGGTTTAGATTTAGGCAGCAGGAACTTCTTACTGCTTTTCTTAATACTAATTGCAGCGGTTTACTGGGCGCACCAACAAGGTACGGAAAATGTTTGGGTTTAAATACGCCAGTTTTAATGTTTGATGGGACAATTAAATTTGTTCAAGACATAAAAGATGGTGATTTTGTAATGGGGCCTGATTCTAAACCACGTAAAGTAACAGGCTGTATCGTGGGCTACGGTAAAATGTATAAAGTTATTCCAAATTATAAAGGAATGACATGGACATGCAATGAAGATCATATTCTACATGTGCAGCGTACAAATGAGTCTAAGAATAATAAATGGAATCGGGCAGGTGAAACTGAAAATATATCGGTTAAAGAGTGGATCAAAAATACTAAATGGTTTAAGCATGTTCGAAAAATGCGACGTGCTGAATTGGTATTTAGTACGCAAGAACACTTCATCCCTGCTTATATTTACGGTGCTTGGCTAGGCGCTGGGCACAGCGATGGAATTACTTTTACCAACGCTGAGCCTGAAGTCTGGGAAGAAATAGATCGGTGGGCCTCGCAGAGTTCTTTGCTATTATCTGATAATATCACACAAGCAGGTTTGGCAACTACTAAGCGCTATGTGCTGAATAAAGGCACGGGAAATACGTGCAGAGATACAAACTTTATAAGCCAATGTTTTGTTTATAGGAGTAAACACGAAGGCATAAGAAAAGAATACTTACTAGCAGATAGAAAACAGCGGTTGGAGTTGTTGGCAGGATTACTGGATACTGACGGTGAAAGCAACGGTATAAGTAATTGCGGTTTTATATCTAAACATAAAAAGCTAGCAGAGGATGTTGCGTTCTTATGTAACAGCTTAGGATTTGGCGCTACATGTAAAGAAGTCACTAAACATTCTCAGAATGGAACTGAAGGTATTTACTGGCGTGTTATGATTAGAGGCGCTACTAATGAAATACCATTTAGGGTACATCGTAAAAAGAGAATACGTAAAAATAAATTTAATTGTTTAAACGTAGGTTTTAAAGTTGAATTTATAGGATACGATAATTATTACGGGTTTGAGTTAGAAGGGCCTGATAAATTGTTCCTTCTAGGTGACTGCACAATCACGCATAATACAACGCTCATTAAAAATACGCTACGTGCATTTCCAAACGTCAATACTGTGGTCACGGCCCCAGGTGCAGATTTGGTAAAGCAATTATACGAAGATCTAAAAGAATCTTTACCTCATAGAGAAGTGAAACTTATAGGCGCAGGATCCACTCAAGCGCCCGGTGATGATATTAATGTTGCTAGTATGGATAGTTTGCATAAATGCGATGCTAGCGCTTGTAAATTATTATTAATAGATGAACCACATGCTTGCGTTACAAATAGCCGCTTACCTGAATTAGCTAAATTCGATAAGGCGCGTAGATTTGGTTATGGTGCTACTTTAAAAGGCAGGTTTGATCAACGCGATATTCTGATTGAAGCTTTGATAGGGCCCGTGCTGGCAGAAAGAACTTTTAAAGAAGCGGTAGCCGAGGGAGCGGTTTGCCCTTTAATAGTTTACATGATTGTAGTACCATTGAACGGACAATTAGATGACAGAGACCGCGCGTATAAAAGTCAGTTGTTTCAAGGGGAGCGTGTAGCAAAAGCCGTTAAATGGATTTGTCATGAACTGCTACCGCAAGAATGGCAAACTTTGCTATTCATTAAAAATGAAGACCAAGCAGAGTATTATCTAGACTGGATAGGCCAAGACGGAACAATTGCAATGGCCAAGCGTATGACAAAGAAGGAACGAGAAGCATTGATGGAGCGTATGCGAGGCGACGAGATTAAACGTTGTTTAGCTAGCGAAATTTATGCGCAGGGCGTGACCTTCAATCATGTTAGAGCTCTAATAAATCTAAGTGGAGGAGGAGCAAACACATCTACTATCCAGAAACCCGGGAGACTTGCTGAGGTCAGACCTGATAAAAAATGTGGCGTCGTATTCGATTTCATGTTTAGTATGGGACAGGCCAGGGGAGCTGGGGCTATGGCTTTAAATCGCGAGTCCATGGCTCGTGTAAAAACTTATATGGAAAAAGGTTATGAAATTATAATTGTAGATAGCTATAATGAACTTGAACAATCTTTTAAAGAAAAGGCTTTATGAATAAAAAAATTATTGACCTTATCCGTGCGCAGTGCGCTAAAGCTTTACGTGACAATAGAAATTATAAAAAAGTAGGTTTTGAAAATTTTACAGTGTGGCAGCGCTCAGAACGTAAGGGCGCAGCGTTGCTTGCACGAAGGATATCTAGAATTTTAAAAACGAAGTAAATATGAAAAACTTTTTTAAACGATTTGTTAATTACACTTTACCTATACCATGGAAAGTAGGCGATATGGTTGTAGACGATCTTACGCTAACCATAGCCGAAATAAAAGGCATAGAATGGGCAGACGGTAAAGTTAGAAATAAAAATAATAAAGAAATAAATTATAGTGGGTGCGTGGCCATTTGGTTGGCCAATGATTATCTTGACGGAGGCAGACATCCGTGGGAAATAGGTGAACCTTTGAAACCAGATGAAATACCAAAATGGGAGCGAGAACTAAATATTATCAGGATAAAGCTAGAGCAGAAAAAATCTTCAAAACAGTTGAAGATTTAGATGCCGAGCAAGGCTGGATCATACTTAATAAGTTTAAGACTAAGACAGCAATGGCTGTTTGGGTGAGTAACCCAGACAACCTAGCTGACTTAGAATTCCGCTACCCATTACGTATATATAGACGTAAACTGGACATAGATAGAAATTATATAGCTGTGTTAAGAAAATAATGAACGCAGACCACATTGACGCTGTAGCTCGAGAAATAAGAAAATATTATTTAGAAAGAAAAAATTCTGCGTTTTCCAGTAAGTTTAAACTTAGAGGTAACAACGCTGAGTTTGTACACTGGCAGAAAGCAGCTCTACTTTGTTTAGAGCTAAATGCTACGCCGGAGGTTTTTGTTGATGCGGCCTTTGCTAACTGTAAAAATAACTTGGGTCCTTTTCCTAATGCCATGTACGGACAGGCATGTAGAAAATGGTACACAGATTACACAGCCTCAAGGGTTAAGTTTAAGCAGACGGTGCGTGACGCAGAGGCTCAAGGTAAAGATGTTATGTTTGGCGATGAAGCAGCTAATGAACATGTTTATAATTTAAAATACGATATTGAATTAACGACTAGATCTTTGATACGTTTAACTGGAGAGTCTGAAATCAATGCTACAACTATTGAATATATTAACAGCTTAACCACCAGCTACCCGGCACACATCCGTGTGCTTCTAGGTTTCGGTAACGAAAAAGTTAAACTATTTTTTGGTGAAGAAGCCTTGAACTTTTACAACAGTCGCCCGCATATGTACCGCGCAGCGGAGCTACTAGGGTATCCAATAAAAAATATTTTGATATGGCTGCATGCCCAAAAGAATTAGAAGTATACATAGATAAAAATAAAGAGTGGTTCGAGAAAGCTATTCTAGCTGTGTGTCGCAATGACATGCAAAGTTTTAAAAAGTTTAAATTGGTTCTCTGTTTAAAATCAGGAACTAAAGACAAACATACAGATGACTTTGAAAACACCTATAATAATATATTGTATGAGGTAATTAAATCATACAATAGTTTATTTGAAGGTGCCGGAGAAAAAGTTTTTAAACCTGTAGCAGTAAATCAACTTCGAATATTCTTAACAGAAAAAGCCAGTAAAGGCGAGTCTGTAATGCTGTCTGAAGTTGAGGAGCTTGTCAGTTATTTTGAAAATAGTATAGCTAATTTAGAGTGCGATTCTAATATAGTATATCTTGTCAACACAGGTATTACGTATTATTTAAAGACCGTCCGAGCTAAGAAAATTATAAACAGCGCTTCTCTGCTGGGTGTAAATCTCGATGACCTTTCTCTTCTTTGTGACAAGGATGTTGAATTAATTAATTCCCTAGATAACGGGAGTAAAATTCTAAAGGATGTACCCGATAGAATTAAATTGTCTGAAATAGATGAATTTGATGACCCTAACAAAATAATTGTTGAAGCCTTAGATTGCGATATCCCCAGGTTGAATGAAGCAATATCTTCATTCCGCAAAGGGCACGCTTATCTTTTCATAGGCGGTACAGGGTCCGGTAAAACTATTATTGCTTGTCAGCTTGCTTGCGCATTTTCATATAGTAATAATGCGTTTGGCCTTTATATATCCACAGAGCAAAAACACGATGAACTTTATCGGAGAATAATATCTAGCCGCTGCAGTATTCCTCACCGCAGCATTAGCCAAGGTATATTTAAAGACAAGTTAACAGCAGGGGAGAAAATAAGATATTTAGAGTTTCGCCAAAAAGTTATGCTGCTTAATTCCGGGTCAGCTCAGTTTATTAACTGGGGTAACTTTCAGAAGCAAGCTGATATTAATTTTATAAGGAAAATAGAAGATGAGATAGATACATATGAAGCCGACGCAGGACGTAAGGTAGATTACGTTATTCTAGACTGGATCGGTGGCGCTCTCGGTTCCATGGCTGAAGCGGGGGACAAAACGCGCCATATTTATCAGGCCGCTGCGGATGCGTTAGAAGAGCTATGTCGCAAAAGAAACTTTGTAGCTATAGCCTTCGCCCAGGCTGTCCCGTCTTCTGTTAATAAAGTCAAAATAGATTCAATGGATTTATCTGAGTGTAAAACAATGGGTCGAAATTATTCGGCTATCGTAGGCATCTCCAGTCTTTATTCTGAAGAGTACGCAAGACAGCTAGATCAAGATAAAAGTAAAAAAAGAAAAGATCATAGAGGAGGAATTGATTTGGAAGACGCGGCTACGTACGCGATCAAGCAATTCCTATTTATATCTAAGTCCAGATTTGCAGAGGCCAAAGCTATTCCGGTGAAGCGAGAATATGAGTATCAAAGGATAATGCCCTGGACGTAAATTTTGCATTTTTCTTCTTGCCGTGTAGGCAATCCTGTTTAAAATCCGCGCCCTTATGATTTGGAAAGCATCCCCTGCCTTGGACTCGATCACGTTTAGAAAGAGCCGCACATACGTAGCTCATAACACCGTTAGCATTCCTGACACCATGGTAATGGCCATGAATGACGACGTACCTGAAATTACTATAAAATTTAATTTCACGGACACAGAGGAAAGAACCAAAGCGGAAGTTACGGCGCTGATTAAGTGCATGAATGATCAGGGTAAATTTGCTTCCAAAACTTGGGTATGCGAGAAGCTTAACTTTAAAGAACGCAAAGGTGATATGTATTTTACCGCATTAAAACGCGACGGAGTAATACTCGAATTAAATGCTATTAGACACGGTAGAAGGATGGGCACATTCTACCGTATCAATACAAAAGAGATGAAACGTAAGATGCAGATCGCTCATGCTACAATGAGACGTAATTTGCGCGCTCAATTTAGAGAGTTTAATAACTCTCCTAAAGGTTCTCTGGTTGAAACCAGAGAAGAGAACCAAACCATTTCTAATTCTTCCGGGGATGATATAAAAAATGAATTTGGTCCGGAGGACAGAATATCCCTCCGGCACCAAAGATTTTTAAGAAACCACGAAGACGGAGCTCCCGGTGATGGTACAGAGCATACGTTCTACACCTCCAAGGGCTGCTATGATCGTCTCACGGATCAGGATTCTAATCCCCGGGAGTACGAAATGATCGAGAAGCTTAGCGCTGTCTCTAGCGACGGTATGCTTATACCTGCCGCAGCTAGAAGCGCTTCCCGGCGAATTGACTCTTTGGTCATTACGCCTGAAAGCGTCGATGCTATTTGTAAAATTATTATTGAAAAAAAGCTCGCCTATAACCTGATTGATATAATTCGTAACTTTGAAGACATTCTAAATGAACACACTAGCGTAGTAAGAAAAGAAGAACTGGACTGCATTGCGGATCAAATAAATGAAATGGCTGAAGGAAGTACTGAAAAATATTTGAACAACACAATTCATTTAGTTTATAAACATTATGGTAAATTTTTGAATCTCCCCAATAAGCATAAATATTTATCTTTTGATTCCATATGTAATGAAATAAACGGACATCCTTCTTTGCCTGTATATGCTACATTGATTATTTTAAGCCTAATGCCTAATTTTGATAAAGACTTGCTACCTTCTATTGTCTCTAAATTTAAAGAAAGATTTTATAAAGAATTATCCACTGATTTGACTGTATATGACTTTATAAAAAAGTTTAACAATCTTAAATTTATTAATTGGAAAGAAGTTGATAAACATCGCTTCAAGACAGCTGGAGCTTTGCGCTGTATGTTATTTGTTAATAAGCTGAGCAACAGAAAACTGGATAGGTTCTTTAACCAATTAAACTTTTTAGATAGATTGTATGCAAATGGAAGTAGGCAGCACACAGGGGTTATCGATGTCGACAATTCCCCGGGAAGTGAGAATATTAGCAGAGGCCTTAAGTCGGATCCATGGTCCGTCTGTTATTCGGAATGAAGCCAACGGTTATCATATTTATTTACCTTCTCCTGAATGTATTAAAACTGACGGCAAGAAAGAAGTATATAGTAAACATTTAACCGTCAATGCTTCTAGGTATAAACAAACAGATGATTGGCTTATCAAGCATGGTGCTTTGATCGATGATATGGCGCGAGATTTTAGCGCTATATGTCACAAGACATCTACACGATATAAAGTTTCTGATTTGTTAAATGAGAAAAAATATCCTCCTTTAGAAAAAAGAGGACTCCCTAATATATCTTCAAATATTATTTACGCTGCCACTCTAAAAGCTGCCAGCTTAGTAGAGGATGGTAAGGGTAACTTGATTCCTAGAGATCCAGGGATGGTAACACCTATCACTGATTTACCTCCAGCGCATCCCGCTGTGGCCTATCTAGTAAATAGAGGTTACAATTTAAAATCCTTATATAGGCAATTCAAATGCTCGTACTGCTACGCGGAGCATCCTGAATTACCCGCCAAGGGAATCTTTTATAAAAAGTTGCCATTAGATTTTCGGGACACACCTCAAGGTAGGATTATATTTTATTCTTTTATCAATGGTGTTCAGGTAGGGTGGCAAGCGAGAATTATTGAAAATGTTGAAGGTGCGAATAAATACTATTGGCATCCATACAAAAATACTTGGACACTGGCAGAGCAGAAGAATGAAAAAACAGGTAAATGGACAGCTATCCCTGGGATAGAAATTAAGCTAGAAAACTATGAGATACTTTGGAAGCCTTCCAAGTATAAAACTGCATTTGGTATGCTTCGTAATGAAACAATTATGGGCATAGACGCTGCAGTTGAATTTAATAAAAACATGGGTTTAGCCCGCCCTGTTGTTTTTGTTACGGAAGGCCCACTCGACGCTGGTAGGATAGGCCCCGGGGGTGTCGCACTACTCGGAAAATACTTCAGCGAAAAACACGCGGATATACTTGGTAACAAATTTAAAAAGTTAGTATTTATATCCGATAATGACACAGCAGGTACAGAATTCAAAATTGGAGCCATGCAGGTCATGCAAGACAGATTGTCCGCCGTTGAATTTATTGCTCCCCCGAAGCAATATAAAGACATAGGCGACATGCCGACAGAAGAAGCTATGGGACTTATTGTTAAATATCTAAAATGACTACACAATCTAAAGAACAACTTGAAATGAATTTGAATATTAAAAATTATGTTAATTGTGGTGGCTACCAGTGGACGCAAATTAAAATAGATGATGCTACTTGGTATCTTATTAACGAATCTAAAAATGTATATGACGTCGAGCGGTATGTTTTGATGCCAAATAAATGTTTCGCGTCTTTGCTTAAAATTGATACTAAACGGTTGTCTAAATTATATTGCGGTATGACGCAACATGGTGTTTATCATGACGACGCCCCAACTAGTTTCGTGCCTCCTGGTACTTCTGGAAAAGGCGTACATAAGACTAGACAGCTTATGTGGACATTGGATGGGATGCATAGTATTTTAGACGTTCTAAAAATTAAAGGAGTGGAAGTAGATGACGCTATTCGAGCTTGGCTGTGGGAACACAGAAAAGAATTCGAAAGAAAACAACCCAGCCCAGAAAATCAGCCTACCGTATCTTCGTGCGATGTAATAGAAACTAACAAAGCTGTTAATTATATTACTCAGATTATAAATCAATTAAAGAAAACAACTATCAGGCATGACCTTCTTCAAAAAGAAGTTAAAAAGCTGAAAGCTGATATAGAAGCATTAACTTCAAAGCCTCGTGCTAGCTCTCCAGTCGTGACGCCTAGCGCTCATCTTACCGGCGGAGTAAAGCCTTATACCGATAAAGTTGATAGTCTTTCTGAGTTACTTTCAAAATCTGTGAGCGTAACGGATACAGACAGATTTACTAAGGTTGGCTTATTTAATAGTGATCAAATTTATAGCACATTCGCACACGAATGGATAGACCCTAAAACTAAAAAATTAATTAATAAAAATAAGTTTTACGCTATATTAAGATACGTTTTTCACAAGAGCAATTCTTCGCATCGCGCTCCCGTATTAAAGGCTAGCGCCATCAGAGAAAATTATGCTCTTGTTTGTCAGATATTCTGCAAAAAGAAATCCAACCCGCTTGACGCCGAAGGTAATGCGCTAGACTTGGAAAATCCCGCGTACTTGTCTAACAAACATCCTTGCGTGCGGCTGCAAGCGCGCTATACATCAAACGCCATTCACCTCTTGATTTCCCGGTGGAAGTCATATGTTAATCATCTTTTTAAAGATTAATTATTATGCATGTCTCTCCGTCTTTTATACTAAAAAGAAAATACGCACTGCGTAAAAAACTTAAGTGTCCTATAATGGATGACGAAGATGCCGGGTACTGTGAAGCCGTGAGAGACGAGCTTAAGTTTTTAACTGAATTACTGAATACTTATGGACTATCCGAAAAAAGAAAAAGTAATTCCTGTACCTGATTATTCTTTACCTCCTGTTCCGTACATAGAAAAAACCGGCAGCTTTAAAGAACATAAAGGTGTCACTTTTATTGCGGGTGAAGGAATTAGACCTGCGGACATAATGTTTATAGCCTCCTGCGTATCTCCGCAGGAGGCTAGTAAATTTATAAAAAGAAGAGACGATGATGAGGGCGTACGCGTACAGCCCAGGTATCTACGTTCTGACTCAGGTGTAATATTTTCGGATATATTTGCGCAAGAAGGTATAGATCTCTATAAGTGCTACTATACCGCGCTTGTTAAATGGTTATTACCTAAAAACGAAAGAATTAAAATTCCAAAGGATATTGTCCATTGGGCTCTGCCTTCTCTAGAGCAGGAAATAAAAGAAGTTAATCCTAAAATAATTGTATGCGTAGGTAAGGTTATTTTTGATTTGTTATCAGATATAAAACTGTCTCTCAGTGATGCTAAGAGCGGATGGTTTTTTTGTAGTAAGTATAATGTTAAATTGTATTTGATCGATGATTCCTACAAGCTCGTCACAAACCCGGAGTACATAGAGAAGTTCAGGGTTGAGGCACGCGAGATACATAGGATGTATCAAGATTTGAATAATATAAATGTTAATAAAGTAGAGTTAAATTACACTGTGATTTCAAACTCTAACGACTTAAAGAATATAGTTAAAACGTGGAAAGATAATAATTTAAATGTTTTAAGTGTGGACTGTGAGTGGGCGGGAAATAATCACATTGATGGTAAATTAAGAAGCACGCAGTTCTGCTGGGCTCCAGGGCAGGCGTGCTACGTTCGCTGGATGGATGATAAAGGTAATTATGTATTTGATATAGATTATGCTTCGGCAGGTAAAATATTATCTACGTGGTTAGATAATCCCAATGTTAAATATATAGGACATCATTTTGCTGCAGACGCGCCGTGGTTGCATCATGTGCTGGGTTTAGATTGGTACGAGAAATGTATTTTTGATACAGAGTTTGCATTACAGACTGCTAATGAAGCCGAGGATTTATCCTTGGAGCGTCTGGCTTTGAAATACACAGATCTAGGGCGGTACGACCTAGATTTAGTTATATGGGTTAAACACAACAAAGCGTTAATGGCCGATGGGGGCTATGGTGCCATCCCAGATGAGATACTTATTCCTTATGCATGTAAAGACGTAGATACTGTTTATCGCGCATGGCCTGCCATATATAAAAGTTTGCAGTATCAAGACTTAACTGATTATTACGAAAAAATATTTCATCCTTTTGTAACTGACGTTTTTGTCAGCTTTGCATTAATAGGGCTACCTATGGATGTATCAATGATGGATGAACTTCGCGTGCTATATACTTTTGCACGCGACAAGATGGAAGTTATTCTGCGTGAAGAAATTCATTTGGAGGCTAAACATATTGTTCTCAAAGCCATTATTGATAGAATGCCTATAGACGTAGCGCCCGAAATTTATTCCGAGTTTGCTTCGTCTATAGTAAATGGGGAACACGAGAAAGCGTGGGTGCTGTTTAAAAGTACAGCACGCAAACCGGATGACGTACCTAAGTTGAAAGGTATATTCGATCATTATATTGAAAGCGCAGATTTTAATATTAGATCCTCCGCGCAGTTAAAGCGTTGGTTGTTTAATGTTAAAGGCTACGAGCCCATCAAAAGCACAGGCAATAAGGAAAAGGGTTTACCTTCCACTAGCTGGGAGAAGGTAAAAAGTATGCCTCCCGAAGCGCAAAAGAATTATAATCCGGCAGCGGATAAACAAACTATTCAAATCTTATCTGAAAAGAATAATGATATAATTTTGAGAAGATTACTACAACTAAATGCTGTAGGTAATATATGTAAAGCTTTTTTAAAAGAAGCCGATATAGATGCTGACGGTAACGTAGTAAAAGAGAATGGTCTTCATTTTTATCTATGTAGCGATAACCGCGTACACGGACAGATGAGCACCACAGAAACAGGACGCCCGCGCAGTTGGAAACCGAATTCTTTGAATTGGCCTAGCTACGTAAATGACATGATTTCCAAGGGTATAGCTGATTTGTTTGGTAAGCTTAAAGCCAGGAATGAGCTTCCGTCTGAATTTGAGAAGTTCGTTACGCTGAACGCTGAAGGCGAATATGAAGTCGAAGTACCTTCTGTGCGTAGCTGCGTAAAAGCTCCGGACGGTTGGTGCTTTGTAGAGTCGGATTATCAGACAGCTGAAATCAGAGGCTTGGCTTTTATTTCTGGTGACCGTAATCTTATAGATATTGTCTGTAATCCAGACTTGAATTTTGCTGTTACTAAAGAAGGTAAGAAAGTCAGGCTTTCATTTCCTCCTGACGTTTTTCCGGCTACAGCGCAGGAAACATACAAGCATTTACTGTTTGATATTAACGACCCTATTTTAGCTAAAAATGAAGATGGAAGTTTAAAACATCCAAAACAAGATTTGCACTGGTCTCTGGCTGAGATGGTGCATATCAAACCTAGAGAAGTATTGGACGAAAAGAAAGATCGAGGCGCAGCCAAAGTGGGTAATTTCTGTATAGCTGAAGACGAACTAGTTTTAACCCATAAGGGCTTAAAACCTATTCAGCATGTTTCTGATTGCGACTTGTTATGGGATGGTGTAGAGTGGGTATCTCATGAAGGCGTCGTATACTCAGGCGAAAAAGAAGTTATCGAATACCAAGGTCTTAGAGCCACAGAGCTCCACGACGTGTGGTCAAAACAATACGGTAAAGTTAAGTTTGGAGAAGCGAAGCAGAAACAGCTTGAGCTTATCCGATCTGAAAAAACGTGCTGCGGCTTTGAACATACCAGGCTTGCAGATATTAGCCGATACAGTCGAGAAGAGAGGCGGCGGCTATTTTTCCGTATGGACTCTCTGCAAACTGTGCGGTGCGGAAAAGCGGAAAGATTTAAGAAATATAGAAAAGGGGTTTTCAGGCAAGTGCCAATGTCAAAACCCTCAACGTATAACTTCTGTAATACCAGGCGTATCAAAAAAAGTACGCCAAACACTAGGATCGCGTTACCAGGCTATGGTGCAGCGTTGTTACAAAGACACGCATGTGTCCTCAGCGAGGTACAAGCTGCGCGGTATAAAAGTCGAGTTTTCTTCACGCAGAGAATTTTGTCTGTGGGCAGTTCGAACTTGGCCGGAAGAGTCTTTCGAAAAGAAAGACTTCGACCGTATAGACAATGCAGGCAATTATTCCAAAACAAATTTGAGGGTGGTAGATCGCACGACGAATTTGTTGAACAGAGATTGCATGCCGGAAATTCATATAGGGCACGCGCGAAAATTTATGGCGCAGCACCCAGATATAACTTACACAGAAAGAACTGTTTTAGGTTTAATTCGATGCGGATTAACTACGGAGGAAATATTGAACAGGCATATGCGCAGCCAGAAAGCAGGCTGGCGAAAGTCTACGACATAATTAACGCGGGACCTAGAAACAGATTCACTTGTCAAGGTGTCTTAGTTTCTAACAGCTCGGCGTATGGTGCGGCCCCGTCTACATTGGAAAGAAAGATCGAGCAAGACACACGCAAAAAACCAGAGGAAGGAACAGGAGAAAGACTGTTGAAAGCTCTGGAAAAACGTCAACCTGTAGCTCAAGATTTCTTATTAAAGATGGAGCGCGTACCAGCTAAGCCCGGTTATTACCGCGCAGCTTCTGGGCGTATCCGTCACTTTGAATCCCATGATCCAAAGTACTTAGATGACATTGATGAGCATTTGACTCTGGGCTTATTCAAGTCTATGGGTCGAGAAGCTCGTAATTTTCCTATGCAGGAAAGTGTAGCCGCTACCGCCGCCAGAGCCGGTAAGTGGTTGCTAGACGCCTACATTAAATTAAATTTACAAGCCAGACCATTGATTATTTTGTATGATTCCGTTGTTACACTTTGTCCTCTTGAGGAGCGATTTAAGGTTGCGCAACTGCATAAACTCTATATGACAGAGCTGAACACTTGGGAGTATCATGGTAAAACTATGAACTACCCCATCGATCAACTTTTTTGTTATCGCTGGTCTGCTAAACCTTCTAAAGCTGAATCTGAATTACTTGAAGACACAAACTGGAAAACCTGAAACAGCGGATGAAAAAGCTGAGCGTATACGTAATTATAAACGTAAATGGGCTTCTTTGAATCCTGACAAAGTTTTTAAAAACTGTATAATACAGAATAAAAAGCAATCTGCTTCGGGTTATAAGGCTAAAAGGCAGCAGAGTATAGAGAAAAAAACCCAGAAAGAGCTAGATTAAATTATAAAAATTATTATTATAATAATTTGAAACATGTGAGAACTTTAAAAGCAGGCTATAAACGAAAACTGCATAGGTACAACCCTAGTGCTAAGCTTGCAGCTTACTACCGTAAGCGTGTTTATTCTGCGTTAAAAAAATTCAAAAATACAATAGAGTATAAAACTCAAGATATTTTAGGTTGCGACTACGCCTTTTTAAAAAGTTATCTTGAAAGTCTATTTAAGTCTGGTATGACTTGGGAGCACTATGGCGCGTGTCATGTTGATCATATCATACCTTGCTGTACTTTTAATTTAACTGACGAAAATCAATTGAAGAAGTGTTTTAATTACAAAAATCTACAACCTTTGTGGGCTAAAGATAATTTAATTAAATCAAAAAAAACTGTTAGAAGACCCAACTTATAAAACTAAATAAAATGACATTCATTCCTACCGACTACTCACAGATTCAAAAACAAATTAAAGCCGAAAAAGAAAATCATTATTGGGGAGGTTATTACAAACAAGGTGTCTATGGTGGCACTCCTACACAGAAAAAAATGTATTCAGGTCGTATTCTGCCTGCTTTTAACTATGAGCTTTCTCAAGCTGATAGTACATTTTCTTCCTCTTGGATTCCGTATCGTAATATTAACAATGTAGACACTGAAACAAACCAGCCGGTGCTCAACGCTTTCTTTGCAGTTGTGTCGGCTTATTCTTGGTTCGGTAATAAACAAGTATCGTTTTTGAGTCCGTCTACTCTGCGGTTTACGCATAGTATTTCTAGAGGACCTGAGCTAATTGATCCAGTGCAGGATATCCGTAACTTCGCGCGCAAACACGAAGATCCAGCTATCCGCGCCTTAACAGAAAGACCGGCGAACGTGAAGGAGGCTAAAATAATAATTCCTTATGCGAATCGTCGTTATGTATTTAATTTCTATGGTACCGCAGGTTCGGATCGCACCCAAAGAAATTATCTCATTGATGTCTCACAAAAGGCCTTTGAGGATTTGGCAGGTAAGCTCTCCGAGTGGCGTCCCGCGCACGAACCACCGTTAGATAATAACTGGACTAATTATTTGTATGGTGACATTACTGATCCCAATAATGGTATCATGGTTGACACTGTTTCTATCCCTTCTAATCCTCAACCATTCAATGGTTTTATTTTTACATCTGGGTCGCATAAATCCACTAAGGGTGTGCGCCAGTATCCTGTACCGCCGGAGGCTCTAACTGGGCGCTATCAGTTGTACGGAGATCAATCCGCTTTTAAAATTATGCAACCACAGGAAATCGTTGATTTCTTGGTAGAAGATGGGGCTATTCCTTATCATCTGATTCAAGAGGTTTGCAGCCATTACTGTAATGTTCCTGCTCCGCCTAGCAGAGCCAAGGTGTTCCCTGGTACGCAAGACGAAGGCTTAGAAGATGATGACATCCCTCCTTTTGCTATGCCTGTGAGCAACAAGGCTCCAGCTCCACCGCCTGTTATTGCAGCGCCTCCACCGCAAGCAGCAGTGGGCGCGCCTGCTAAAAAGTATTGGATGACAATGGATGGTAGCATTTTTGGTAATACTTTGATCTCCTTCCATGAGGCGCAAAATATTATTATGAGTAATCCAGCTAATGTTTTCATGGTTAGTCTTGAGGGTACAAACACATGGCAGGATGCTATTGAAGCGGGATTTAGTGTTCCGCCTAAACCAAGCGCACCGCCACCAATGCCTCCTCCGCCTCCACCGCTCCCAACTCCAACTCCTCCAGCGTTTACGCTGCCTAGCATACAGCCCACGGCTGCTCCTGTTATTCAGCAAAAGCAAGCAACTGAAGAAACCAAGGTTGTTGTTAATGCTGAAGAGGAAGCGGAGATGAATGCTATTCGCATTAAATTTGAATCTAATACGGCCACCACCCAAGAGATTTCAAAATACATGCAGTACATTCAGCGTGTCGCCAGCGCTAAGTAATTAATGATTAATATGCGCCTGTAATAATATATTACAGGCGCATTCATTATATTAGAATTTATTATGCAAGAAGTTATTAAAAAGCGAAGAGGACGCCCAGCGGGCTCCGCTAAAAAAGCACAACCGAGTTCCACGGAACCGGCATATGATATTGATAAGGACGTCGTACTTAATCCAGCCCCAGAGACTCCCGGGGTGTCGATTGATTACGGATTTCATTTTTTAGATAATGAAGAAGATTACGGTGATAAATTTAAACAGGCTCTTGATTCTGCAGTTTCAGCTAGAAAGAATCAGACTGTAGGCTTTAAAAAAATGTCAGAAGTGCAAGAAGGCTTTGCTTTCCCATTTCGTCATTTTCTTTTGCAGTATGCTGTAGGTCAGTTTGGTATACCACCTCAAAAAATTATAGATATTATTGGCGCTGAAGGTATAGGCAAAACAACTTTTGTTATGGACTTGCTTGGCAATGCTATGGATGTGGGGTGCCCTGCATTATACATAGAGTGCGAGTCTAAGCAGATTCCCCCGGCGCGAGCTATGCGGGCGTTGCATCCTAATGTTCTTCGCGCCTATAAAATGTTAAACAGACTACGCGTTGAGCCTGTTAATTCACTTGATCACATGTGGCAAGTGATGAAGGATTTTGTGTACATTGCCAGAGGCACAAGGGGTAATAAAGATACTCCACGTGTTCCTATACATGTACCTATCGTTATTGCAGTCGACCCCTGGTCTAAGCTTTTAAATCCTGATGAGGCAGCTGGTTTCTACAATTATGGCGATAACATGTCTGACGCCAAAAAGAAGAAGTTTAAGGAAGTAAACGAAGGTTCTAATCTTGGTCATGCTAAGTGGGCACATAGATGGTGCCGCCTTCTTCCTGCGTTCCTAAAACAATTTAATGTTGTACTTATTATTGTACATCATCAAAATGACAAGATCGATATGAGCGGTAGTGGCGGCGTGTCTTACATGTCACCAGAGAACAGCGCCCTGTATAATAAAACACGCATCGGCGGTAAAGCTCTGCACCAGAACACAGCTTTGACTTTAATTCTTTCTAGACGAGGTTTAGCTAAGAATGGGTCAGGTGATATCACTGGCAATCTTATCAGTTGTCGTGTGGCTAAGAACTCACTAGGTCACGATAATGTTAAATTCTTTTACGAATTAAGAACGGGTTATTATAATGACTCGCTCACACACTGGGACCCAGCTATAAATTACAATCTAGGTTTTGCTAACACATGTGCAGAACAGAAATGGTTGAGTACATCTGTAAAAGGGTCTCGTTTTTCTAGTCCTGTTTTGGGTGTAACTGAAGTTTCAGCTGATGAATTTTATGCAGCCTTCGAAGCTAATCCAGAAATTAAATTTAATCTTGGTAAACAATTAGGCATCAACGGATATATTGATGTTGTGGATAACATCAAGATTACGATAGATAAAAATTATCATGCTGACTACGAAGCATCCATTGAACATGAAGTAGAAGATAATGAAGAGCTAGATCAAGAAGCGCTACAGCAGCTCAGAAATAAAATGGAAGCGAATATTCCATTTAATGTACCTGACACTGATGCGCCTGAAGATACTGCCACGTCCCATATTAGTGCTGAAGACGAACAGCATATTATGTCAGTTATTGAAGATATAGATAGTAAAGAACCAGAAAAGTCCGATGAAGAGTTCGTATCCCAAAACGAATGACCATAGGTTGATAGGGCACTTGGCTAAACATTTCAAAACAACTCCTGCTAATACATTGCAGGAGTTGTTTTACGAAGTGGATTTGGTCGTTGCTAATCTCCCATTGCGATTTCAAGAAGTTTTGGTCGTCTACGAGACGTTCCCTGTTTTTGGTGAGTTTATGTTCCCTAAGCGCAATAGTTATCTATGGCAGCTTATTGAATCTACAGACGCACCGATGTTGTTAACTGATGGTATGGTAACAGGCAAAGAAAGTTTATTTGTTTGTCAGCCGAGTTCTATAAATTCTGTAAATACAGATGCCGGTAATATATTAAACAAGCTAAGGATGCCTTCTTTGTGTGTTAATCACCACAACGGATTAGCAGCCTTGATTTACCCGGTAGTATCACTATAATGCCGCATATGCCTTCAAACACAGAATGTATTAACGGTTGGATTGAGATCTTGCATTTTAAGTGGGATGACCTAGATAGCGCTTATCCTATATTAAATACTGATAATTCTCTTCAAGGTTTTAAAGAGGAGCATTACGAAGTAGTTGGAAGTCCAGTCCCTCTGTGTGAATATTATTCTGCTTTTGAATTGTATCAGCAATTTGCTGTACCTGTGGACCCTGAGTTTAATATACCTAGGTCATTTAAAAAATACGATGCTATTAACTTATGTATGAACGATCCAAAGCACGGGCGTAAAGTCACTACTTTGTTAGTTTATCCAAAAGAGGCTAGACATCGTTTAGTTTATAAGGGTGGTAGCCCGCAGTACCATCCTGACTTTCCTCACTGTTTGGTTATGAGAAAGAAACCGTTTCGCGCTTTTTTACCTAAAATGAGACAAGATGACGAACAATAAACATGCGATAATTTTATTTTTAAAAGATGGTATTTCGCCATCTCCTAACTCTAGTGATTTTCCTTTTACTCCTGAAGAAATATGGAATGATGGTTACTCATTTAATTTTATAAATTATATTAATGAGCCTTGCGCAGATATTGCTAGAATGGATGCGGAGGCGGAGTGCGTTTACGTACCCCACATAGAAATTAAAAGTCCAGAACAAATAATGAATATTGTAGCCTCTGCTATAAACGCTAAGGACATGCAAGATAAATTAATATACACGGTGCATCCTAACTCTATTCTGCTACCCCTGTATAGATGGTTCTTGATTAAGGAGGGTATGAGCACGTCATATATCGATGTAACAATACAAAAGTTGTCGCGTCGTGTGGTTGATTTATGTGAAGCTTTTTACAAGCCCACAATATTATCCCTAGAACGACGACAATCTTTTAGTTGTGATAATATATCATTCTGGTTGTCCACAGATAAAAATGTATCCACCAGCAATAAAGAAAAATGTCTTAATGTAATTAAATATTTATGTCACAAGTTATAAAGCAAAATAGAATTTCGAAAGTCAATGTAGACATGTTGAAAGGCGCGTATGCGCAACTGCCGAATGCTATGTCTGTTATGGGTTTTAGCCAACTCAGAGCGGGACAAGAGCAGGTGCTTGTTAATATTATGGCGCAGAGAGACACGTTATGCATACTTCCGACATCTACCGGTAAAACGGCTTGTTTTGTTATACCTACGTTGTGTCTGGGTTGGCGATCCATAGTTTTCTCTCCCCTGGTCGCGCTCATGCGTGACCAGGTGCAGAGTTTAAACGCCAAGGGTATAAAAGCCCAGGCGCTATCTTCTATGCAAACTGAAGCAGAAAATCAGAATGCTATGAAAAGATGGGCTGAAGGTGAATTACAATTTATTTACGTAGCACCTGAAAGATTACATAACGAGGCGTTTAAGGACGCAATGAACCGTGTACCTCCAGACATGGTCGTTATGGATGAGGCGCACTGCCTATCTCAGTGGTCTGACAATTTCAGATCCAGCTATTGTTTAGTTGGAGATTTTATTAATGAAAAGAATCCTAAAGTAGTCGCCGCTTTTACAGCCACCTGCCCGGACGAAGTTGAACAGGATATTCGGCGTGTGTTACATCTAGAAAATGCACAGAAATTGTCTTATTACCCTAGAAGGACAAATCTGCATTTGAAGAGCGAAAACATGATTAGCGAAACACAACTAGCTGATTTTGTTTTGGATGTTGACGGGCCTTCTATTGTGTATTGTGCTACTATTAATAAAGTCGAGCAGACCGCAAAACAATTGATGTCTGCACTACGAGAAGATGTAATTATTTTTCACGGCGAGTTATCCCCAACAGATAAACGCGTTAATCAGGATATGTTTATGAATGATAAAATTCGTATCATGGTAGCGACTAATGCGTTCGGTATGGGTATTGATAAGGGAAATATCCGTGGCGTTGTCCACAGAGACATACCCGGGTCATTGGAATCTTTGGCGCAGGAGGTAGGACGTGCAGGGCGTGACGGAAAAGATTCTACATGCATGACGTTCTATTCTCCTGACAGTTATAATACTCAAAAGTTTTTTATTGAGAGTAGTCACCCTACTAAATCTGAAATCAATTCTGTTTTACGTGTCCTGCAGTTAGCAGCGGATAACAATGGTGTTTCCCAGTTAACCATCAGCGACATAGCCAAGAAAACTAATTTATTTAGTCGTAAAGTACCTTCTATTTTGGAGGTCTTAAAAGCTAATAAAATTGTTGAGCGCGAGCGTAACGGAGAGAAGATAGCCAAAGTCAGATTAGACGAGAACGTCCCTGAGGATGACTCTAGGTTTGAAAACTGGTGGAATATTATTACTGAGTACGGAATGGAAGAAGATGGCTTTTTCTTGATAGATCTAAATTGGTTTTCAGATCATGTCGGGTTGGGGTATCAAACCATTGCTAATCATTTCAAAAAATGGGATGAGCAGTCTGTGATAAGATTTATTCCTCCGTACCGAGGCTCTGCTACAAAAATAACAGGATCTATTGAACAGATTGATTTTGAAAGGCTGGCAGTAAAAGCAGCCGGAGCTCACGCTAAGCTTGAACAAGTTGTAGGTTATATTAAGACACCAGATTCCGATAAACATTCCTATCTGGAAAGTTATTTCCAAGTCAATAATTAAATGAATCAAGAAATTCCAAAATCAGTGCAAGGTATATTCAGATTGCTGAATCAGTTACCCCCGCCAACAACAGGACTAACGCCAAGCTCTATGGGCTTGTGCGCTAGCTGCGGGAAATTGAAACACATGACTGATTTTATATTCTATGACTCTGGAGTTATTAAAAATGTAACCGAACAACTTTGTCATCAGTGCGTCAGTTCATTTACTGATTGTTCAAAAATTGTATGTTGCACATGTAGGGTTGTAATAGGGTGGGTAGACCCACATAAGGATAAAGATGGTTTTGTTTTTGAAAAAACACATTCATACCATATTAAGACTTGCCCTAATTGTGAACCTGGTATATTAAAATCTGATTTGATAGAAAAAATTATTTATCTTCAACGTAAACAAAAAAATCAATTATGAGTAATAGTATAACGTCTAGCATACCTACCTCTTCAGCGCTCATTAAACGCAAAAGAGAGAATGTTAAAAAATCAGATAGCTTTAGTATTAAACCTCCGATTGTAGAGGCCAGTAACGACGGCACAGAAAATCACAAGTACGCTTGTGTTTATGTATCTAGTACTTATAGAGAAGTAACAAAAGAATGTACATTTGACGTATGGAAGCGTTGCGAAGGTCGACAAATCCCCGGGCAAGTGCGCGATGGCTTAGATGCGAGATTGCATAATGACTTTATTATCGTTCATGATGCTAACGATAAAGTTATTGATATCGATATCATCCCTAAAACTTATTATGCAAGTAAGGCCGTTCTTCCAGACCATCTGCAAAATAAACAAGATATCATTGTTAAGGTAAACGCTAAGACAGGAGGTATGGAAGTACTCCAGTGTCCTGCAGGCGTAAGCAAACCTTTTATTAAGAAGCTGTTAGATGTCCTCGATAAGGTTGAAGCTATTCAAACTGGCGACACCCTACCTGGAGGTTTTGAAGTTATAAATGTTTCCGGTAACCAGTTGTCTATTATCTCTACTTCCAGAAATTAGTTTATAAGCAACAGCGACGTCTGTTGTGTTATAAACTATTGTGGACGATAATAACTCTCCGGCACGGCTGATTATAGGCGTAGTTACCATCGCGGTAGCTACGCCTATTATTGTAGCAGGCTTTGGCCTGTTTAAAATGATATGGCCTATTATACCAATTCTACTCACGGCGTCCGCTGCGAGCAGGAGCAACAGTAGCGCGAGCTATGAAAACAACAACAACAACAAAAAAGGCAACTTCGCCCAGCAGCGAGGTTGAGACAACAAGCCGTCACGAGTCCCTTCGGGACTCTGATGGTAAACTCAGGCAGGAGGCATGGACCTCTTATTCCGTGCAGTGGTGGGATGCGTCTGGAAACAGACACATCCTTCAACCTGGACAACATTTACCCTTATGGGTGAAGGGTAGTTCAGGATGGCAGAGGACGGTACCTTGTCAGATAATTACGATGACGGCCTTTGTTAAAGGGGGACGTTATCTTATTGACAATGGCACAACAAGACTAAAGGAACACCCATTAACGTCAGATGTGGCGAGCCACCCAGCCAGAGGCGAGAGCGCCTTCCTATTCGGGAGGGCAGGCAGGCGTAAGAGTGTGATGGGTTCTACGCCCGTGATAATGAGTAATAATGCTGATTGTTACTCATATCAAAATATAACGGTTAGTGACTTTAATCGTCTGTTCGAGGATCAGGAGCTTCAGGAAGGGTGTCCCGTGCAGCTCAGCGTCAGGCGAGACAATATCGAAGACGATATGCCTGACTACTACCAAAAGAATAAAACCTGGGATGTCTCAAGACAACAGGTCGGATTTACGTTCGACCTGCCGATTCCTATGGTCCTATCTGATGAGGAGGCAGTCCTTTTGCACAATCGCAAAAAGGGCTGGTTCACAACCGTGTTTGGTCGTGCTGGGTTTTATGATATCTTCGGTATAACCGAAGTTGGTATTTCATATAACAGCTTCGCGGCAGCGCCGCCAACCATGGAAGTCAGAGATAACGCGCCTAAACAAGTGTGGCGCGGCGCAATAACCACTCAGGATGTAGGAATACCAACCTTAGATCCTGATATTGTCCAGAGACTGGTGCCCTTCGCGGGGCCCTCAATAATTGAGGAGTTGATTCCAGTATAGAAAAAGAGCTCGCGGATAAATACCGCGCCTCTTTTTTACCTATCGTGTATTTATGCAATAGGTGGGCCTGTTGTGTTATATATAATTGTAATACCTAGATTTACATAGTATGTACTTTAGGGACTAACAACAACAGCAACAATACAATGAAAGCAATAGCAACACTACTGGTATTTATGGGGTTAATAGGCAGCGCGTACGCGTTGACGTACAGAAACGCATTGACTGTCGGCATCACCCACGAGCAGGTAGTAGCGTTTTGGAAGCTGCAGATGCTATGGATACTGGGAATCGCAGGCACAATGTTTGTCAGCGGTATCCTGTATTCTGTCATCACGGCAGCACGTAAGGAAAAGGCGGCGTAATGCCTTTCGAGGAGACCTTCGGGTCTCTTTTTTATCTATTAGAGCTTTTGCTTTTTTTTATCTATCAGGTAAACTGTACCGCCTATGCAAAATCAAAATGAAATTGAAGAAGAAATTCCAAAGGGAGTTATCTTAAGAGACTTTGACGATTTTTCTACCCTGAGAAATCAAATATTTGATGGCGTCAAAAATGCTATGTCTAAAGCATTTCCTGTTAAATACGGAAACGTCAGGATGGAGCTACATGACGTGGACTACGATGAGTTAGACGATGTGCCCATCTCTAATCAAAAGAAACAACTTCTAGAAAATAAATATATAACCAAGAAGTTGAGAGGAACAATTAAATTACTCGATAACACAAACGATGAATTAATAGAAGAGAAACGCATATCCTTAATGCGTGTGCCTTACCTCACGAACAGGGGAACTTTCATTCATGGCGGCAACGAGTATGCGTCGATCATGCAGTCCCGTCTCTTACCCGGCGTGTATACTAGAAGGCAAGCAAATGGAGAATTAGAAACACAATTTAATGTTAAACCAGGAACTGGTATTGGTTTCCGTGTTGGTTTCGAACCCGAGACGACGCAGTATCGCGTAAAGATTTCACAAGCAAATTTACATCTTTATAGTCTTTTAAAAGATACAGGTACTGATGATAAAGAATTAGAAAAGGCGTGGGGTCCTGATATTCTCAAAGCAAACCAAGCAAGGTATGACGCGCGTGTGTTTGATAAAGCGTATGAACGCCTTGTTCCAGCCAGACAGAAAAAACTGGATAGTACACGCGAAGATAAAATTAATTCTTTGAAGAGTGCTTTTGAAGCTGCGCAGATTCATGCTCGAGTTGCGCAGAAGAATCTTCCCAATATGTTTGATCCTAAGGTAGCTTCGGAATGGGAAGCTAGATGGCAGGGTAAACAGGCCATGGAAAAGCTTGCGTCAGAAAACATTGATAGTATTCCCTTTGAACCTGATTTAACTCCTAAGGAGGCAGCGGAAACTTTTATTGATGAGGATGTGCTTGCTGATATTGAAAATGAAAAATCCGCAGCAGACATGCGTGCATTGATGCAGGCAAGAAGACATAGTTCGCAGGCTAAAGACGAGTACAAAAAGAAGACGGCTATTATGGCTGCAGCTCTAGCCAGATACCCGGATGAATTCATTGTGGATCAGGACGGGCGTATGTCAGGTATTACGCATATGCCTACAGGATTTAGAATCCACGTGCCCCGGGAAGTAATTCCTAAAAATGTTAAACGCGTATTCCAGGAGGTAGAAGATGATGAATAATATTGATAAATTAAATATATCTTTAGGTCTAATTAAGCAGGCTGGGCGTTTAGCCTCAATGTTAAAAATAAGACGTAAGTTGCCCATTTTTTCTGAAGATAAAAAATTTTTAGAACATACTGGGTGGGATCCTTCTGGTGTCGAAAATGTATCGTTTTATGACCCCCTTACTAAATCTATACTTTTAAGACAACCTAGATCTAAAAAACATGAGCTTATACATGCGTATCAAGATCAATTACCAGTTCTAAAAAATACTTTAGCTGGTAATTTGAATAAACTACCTTTTTTAGGTAAAAGGTTAGGCATGGCTGCGTTGGAACTCGAAGCTAGAGTAGGAGAAAGAAAAGATAAAAATTTTTTACAAGCTTTGCAAAAAATGACTTATAATAGTCCTCATTATATAAATAAGCTTGAAGGGGATAAACAGCAGCAAGGTTTTAAACTTTTAAAATTTATAGGAGATAAATTTCCTAGCTTAAAAAGCGAAGGACAGATTTAAATTATGAACAATCCTGAATTCATTCCCGACTATAAACCTGAAGATATTCAGGATACTTACAATGCTATATATGGGCATTTTATACTATTAAAATAACTATGCAAGATACATTCGATGAATCAATAATTCAAAATCCTGACAATTTAAGAGAGGAATATAACTCTCTTTATGGGCGTATTGGTCCCAGGTTGGCAGGTATGAAAAAATGGAAAAAAGAATGGATTCCTGAGTCTTCTGGACTTGGCTGGTTAGACTGGTACACCCAGTATGCTAACGGTAAAAGGTCCGATGACGATGTGTATCAAATCAAGAGATGGAAGGCCTTCAGGGCCAGACATGCCCCTCAATTTATTAAAAATCCCACACCCAAGAGAGCCCTGATGTTACGTAACTGGGCTATAGACCCTCTTAAGTTGATTGAGGATGAAGATCAACGTAGACAATTAGCTGAAGCTATGGAAACTTATAAACAGAAGGCTTGGGATAACTACAATAATACACAAGAGAGATAATAATGAATAAATCTCAAGTAGAAGAAATCCTTTCAAAAATTAAAAAGCAAGCTTCAGCTGTTGCTAAGGTTAGATCCATACTTCCAAATCGTAAAGTGGATACCAACGATAATGGTATACCTGATGACGAGGAAGAGTATGTTCCTGTAGGTATTAAAGGACTTGTGTCAGCCTCGCAGAAATTACTAGCTGTTAATCGCGGACTAGATAAAACTGATGAACGCGACAGTCTCATGTTCAAACGTATATTAACTACAGATAAGCTACTGTCAGAAAGAATTAAATTAGATAGCGATAGAGTTAAAGGGTCTATGCTGCCGTTAATAGCGAGGCATAGAAACTTGAAAGCAGTGGGTCCTTTTGCTTTTGATTCTTACATGGAGAAATTTTTGATTGGTAATCCTTTATCTTCTCCCTTGGAAGAGATTAATCCTTTGCATTTACTGGAGCAATCGCGCAGGGCTACCCAAATGGGGCCTGGAGGTATTGGTACTGATAATGCTATAACCGAGGAAATGCAGGCAATCAGGACTGACCAGTTTGGGTTTTTGTCCACCCTTGAAGGACCAGAATGCGCAGGTAAAGGTACTATGGTTTATACCTATACTGGTTGGCAATTGTGGGAGAATGTAAATTATGACACTGAGTTTGCTTGTAACATAGATGGTAAACTAGAATTTCATAAAGCTTCAGCTATACAAAAGTACCATTTTAAGGGTGACTTGATTAGAGCGGAGCATAAGAATATTCTTATGCGTGTTACGCCACAACACAGAGTTTACTACTCTACACATCCGGTTGATAATTGGCGACAATACAAAGTTGCCTTCGCGGATAATCTATACGGTAAGACTGTTCGTGTACCTTGCTGGCACCTACCGTATGAAGGCGCTATGAAAGACAAAAGTCATTTTGATATGCCTGGTGCGGGCGTTGTTCCGATAGAATCATTTGCGGCTTTCATGGGTTGGTTCTTATCTGAAGGTAATATCACAGCTGAAGAATCGATTAATTCGCATGTATGTATCGCGCAGTCTTCTCTGGCTAATCCTGATTGTTTCCAGGAAATTGAAGAATTGTTAAACGCTATGTGTATTAAGTTTACATATAGAAAATATGGACCCTCTGCTGGAGAAGAAAAGGCAGGTGTAAAAAATGGGTTTTTAATTTACAATCCGCAGTTGTATAATTTTCTGCTTTCTTATGTACCTGACGGAAGGTTGTGTCATGAAAAAGGATTTCCTGCAGAGCTTTTGGAATTTCCAGTCCATGCGCGCGAAGCGCTACTACACGCCTTAATGCAAGGAGATGGTAGATTAAATAAAACACATACAACTTACTGTACAACATCCCCGTTACTGGCTGAAGGAGTAGAGAAGCTAATGATCTCTCTGGGACACCCGTGTCGTATTAGACTAGAGCCTGATAAGCGCCCACATGTAAAAACGATGAATTATGCGGTGTGTCAGTTTAAAGTTAAAGAAAAATCTATTTGGGGTAAAAGTTACAAACACAAAAAATATCCAGGCAAGGAGTACGGAAGTCACTGGTCTAAAGAGCCATATGATGATTTGGTTTATTGCGCAACTGTCCCCGGCAGTAAATTGTTCATACGCGGATCTATGGAGACACAACCATTCTGGTCCGGCAACAGCGAAAAAATCGGTATTGATACAAGAATGGCTTGGGGGTCTAAAATAGGATCTAATGGAAGACCATACCAGAAATTCTTCGATAGAAGATCAGGTAAATATCGCTGGATGAGTCCAGAGGATCTGGATGGGTTAACTATAAAACTTCCAGACTAACATATGAATAATTTAAATAAGTTAATGGCTAGCGCTATTATAATCAAAAGAGCCAGCGCGCAAGGCTCCGTCATTCTCCCGGCCGAAGAAATACAGAAACTGAATGCCAGGGTTTCACCCCCACAGCAACCTAAACTAAAAGCGCAAAGTAAGCCCAAGGCTCCAAGTAAACAAATAGTACAATCTTATTATAATCCTGTGTTGGAAGCTATAAGAAAAGCCGAGTCCAGAGTGGCTGACTATGACACTATGGTAGGGTCTAATAAGAGGCATAATTTAACAGGCATGACTCTTAAGCAAGTTATGGATTATCAAAAATCTCATAAACCTGGTAGTGCCGCCGGAGCTTATCAAATCATAGCACCGACTATGAAAGGTTTAGTGTCTAAGATGAAGTTAAATCCAGAAAAGGATGTTTATAATAAAGATCTCCAAGATAGGATGGCTTTGCATTTATTACAACAACGAGGCTTTGATTCTTATTTAAGCGGCAAGTTACCCATTAGCAGCGCGCGTACTAACTTAGCAAAGGAATGGGCCGGGTTACCAAATGTGGGGGGTAAATCTTATTACTCCGGTACTGGCAACAATGCGGCAAGAATTTCAGAAAAAGAATTCTTGCATGCTTTAGAACAATCGCGTAAACTGTACTTACAGAACCAGGTTAATAAATAGTACCATATGTATTCTCAAGACAAATTATTGCTTTCTAATTTTTTACTGACAAAGCAAGCCGGTGGAGGAAGGCTGCTGTTTGAGATGGCCAGACACGCTGCACGTAAAGCCGTACCTGGAGTCGCGTCTAAAGCTAGAAATCTCGTCAGAGGAACGGCTGGGCGTTTTCAACGCGCAGGTAAACCACAAGCCGTGAGTCCTCAGTATGCTAGAGAATCTGTACGTCAGCCATTAGTTTCTACTGGCGCTGCAGGTGGAGGCGGCGGAGCTCCTTTAGCGCTTCCTGCAGGTGGAGGCGGCGGACGCCCCTTAGCCCTGACTTCTGGTAGAAGCACTATGCCGGAGCCTAATGCTAAATTAATCCAGAGATCTTCTGGTAGTTATAATAAAACGGCTCCTGCGGCACCTAGCAATATTCCTTCAGGAGGTGCGGCCACTGCTCCTCCTATTATCGATATACCGGGCGTAGCCTCAGCTGTACCGTCAGGCTTATCCAGAGCCAGGGCTGGCATGGGTGATGTGCTTGGCGGGCTGGGTCAGGCGGCTAGAACAGGCGCAGGCGCGGCAGTAAGTGGCTTAGCCACCGCTGGTAGAGCCACGGGGCAAGGTTTACTCTCAGCTGGCAGAGCCGGTTTAGCAACAGCCAAAAATCCCTTCGTGCAAGGCTTGGCTGGTGCGGCCTTAGGACATGGGCTACTCAGCGGAGGGCAACAAAGCCCTACCAACATCGCAGCACCAGAAACCGGCGCGGTAGAAGCAGCACCCGCAGAACCCACGGCAGGAGTCGCCCAGAACGCCGTCACTGGTTATATGAAGCCCACCGCTCCCGCAATGGCGGCTATAGCGCCTTCAACTATACCTCCAGCTCCCGCTAATGCGGCGCAACCAGCTCCCGCTCAGGCAAATTCAGTTACAGCGCCTGCAACTCCTGCTGATGTTGATAATACAGACTATAATGTTGAATTTAATAAATACATGGGCAGTAATTTTGTACCTGGCTCAAGACTAGATCGAGCTAAGATGGATTATCTCAAAAGTCTAAAGCCACGAAAAATAGAGCTTAATCCGGCTAATGTATACAACCCAGCATATGGTTACGGTAAGTTTTAAGTTGTATGAATAATAGCCTTAAATTAATTGCTTCTAATTATTTAGTTAAGCTGGCTAACCTTAGTGCTTTAGCTCCTGACTCACTAGGTCAGATGGGTCAGGCGGCTAGCAGCGGTTACGGAGCATGGAACCAGTAAAAGTGTAGCCATTTAAAATACACTGCACGTATAAACTACTTGCTTAAGTTATAAAATATAATAAATTAAATCATCGCCCATGAAAGACAACATCACACCTGAACTAATCCGTCAAGCTAAGTATGAAGGTTTTATCCGTCACACCAGCGCCACTCACAATGAAAAAGATACATCGCAAAAGTTTGCGCAGTATGTAGAGCAGGATCGCATCCGCGAACAGAAATTCATCGATCTTCGATCCAACATTCTTCAGGGACTGAAAAGCTAATTTAACGGATGCTATTTAAGACCCTTGCGGTAGACTACCGCAAGGGTCTTATGCATTTATCTCCAAAAAACAAATCTAAAAAAATAGAGATTATAGAAACTAAGTTGGGGCGAAATAATTCGCTTGGATTTTGGGAAAAAATAAATGAAAATAAAACTATCATAAGTATAGACGAAAGACTAAAAGGCTTTCAAAAACTTATGATCATTATTCATGAGTGCCTACATGAGACATGCGGGGACTGGACAGAGGAAAAAGTGCAGCAAGTAAGTGAATTTTTGGCTGGTGTTCTGTGGAAGTACGATTATAGGAATGTAGATAATGAGGGCGCTGGGACGCCTGATTACACAGCGCCTAAGATAACAAAAAGAAAAATTGTTGTGAGACCCTATGCAGACAAGAAAACCAAAAAAAGGATTGTTAGCTACGCCAGCCCAAACGCAAAGGTGGACGAAAAGTGTAAATGACTGGGCTAAAGCGCACCGGAAATCGCAAGCTGAGCTTTGTGATATTGTAGGTTACTCCAACAGATCTAGTTGGTATAGACTGATGCGAGGTAAGTGCCAAAGAGCACGGCTGCAATTAATCAGAGATTCTTCTCAAAAACTTAATTTAGATGTACATTATATAAACGGTATATTTAATTTTAAAAGTAAATTTTCAGAAGCCAGGAATTCTTTTACTGATTTTAAAGAAGTATATGCTGAATGTGTTTCGAAGGGGCAGGCATACATGGCATCTCAAATTGTGCGAAAGGCTGCTTTGTTTGTTTTTGAAACTTTAGTACCTAAGAACATTACTTTGCATTTGGAATTAGTTAACAGACAAAATGTGTGCGAGTATGCAAAGATACATTGCAGCCCTGATGACATCACGTGCTTTGTGATAAACATATACGGAGGGCAACAGTGCGTGATGTTTAACATATTTAAAAAGGTAGGAAGCATGGAAATTCCCACAATGGAAGGCGATCTAGATATTCACGCTGTTAGTGCCATTAAAAATCAAATAAATATTTTTAAACGAAAAGAGGTAAGTCAAAAGAAATACATTGCTAAATTCGAAGACAATGCTAAAAAGTTTTCTACTCACTAATTTATGTCGCACGCTGTAGACTCTGCCTCAGAAAGAACACCTCCCGCTGTAGCGGCTATGCGCAATTTCAAAAACAAACTTCTACAAGGACACCAAGTAAACGCGTCCCAATTTGGAATAGTGCTCCCGGCAGAAACAACCAAGAGCGTAATTAATTATGATGATGATGAAAATATGGACACGCAAGAAAACATTGGGGCAGATGTATCAGAGGATGAATTTCAAGATCCCGATGATCAAGGACCCATGAAACAGTTCGACACAAAAGAACTAATAAAGAAAGACGCCGCGCAGCTTCTTGTTGAATATCTAGAACAGACAGCAGCAAAAGAAGATATTAAAATTGTAGGACCGTTTGGTAAAATCGGCTTTAAGGCGATCAATGTAAGTGTCACTGACTTTGGAGTTGCTGTTATAATTAAAAAAGATGCAATACAATTTGAGCCTAATATAAATACAGATCTAATTATTCAATATAGGGGTCAAGATTATTCCGTAGTTTATGCTGGTGGTTTCTTTACTTTTCCTAAAATACCTTTTACATTCGTATCTTTCATACGAGCAGAATAAATAAATATATTATGATCAAACAAGGTGTAGTAATAACTAATGAAACTAAGTGTCCTATTACAGGCTTAGTTTGTGATTGTGATAACCCTAACGTCGAGTGTGAGAAGCAGAAAAATAAATCTGTTTCTATGACAAAATTAAGTAGTATGTTATCCTCCGAGTCAGACAAAACTGAAATTTAAAACAACATGGTTAACTACCCAGGAGATAATGATGCATTCGCTGTATGGACAGGAAAGAATAGAGTATTCGCCGACCCTTTCTTACTGCCAAGTAGCACGGCCATACCGACTGAACTTCAGTCAGCTTTGGATTTTTGTTTATTTCTTTATTATCTAAATCCTCTGTACAGGAGGGCATCTACGCGTGTAGTCAGTCACTTCGTTACAGATATTGATTTTGTAGGTAAAGACGGAGATCAAGATGAACGAGATGAATTTAAGAACTTCCTAATAAATGATTTAGATTTGTTCGGCGCTCTACTTGAAGTGGGGCAGGAGTGGGCATGCTTTCAAGGAGACACGCGTGTTGTAACTGAAAATGGATCTGTGCCTATTAAAACGCTTACAGGTAAACGTGTTAATGTCTTGTCTAAAGATGGTGTATACCGTCCGGCAGACTTTAAATCTTATGGTATACAGCCATTGATGGAAATAGAATTCAGTGATGGGCGTAAAGTTTACGCCACCCCTGAGCATAAGTGGCCCGTTATTAATTGTGCAGGTAATTCTACTGTTGTTACAACATCTCAACTTAAACGTAGACATAGGCTGCATCGAACAGTAGCGCCTAGGCCTGAAAAGAATGAGGAATACCGTGAAGGCGTACGTCATGGATTTATTTTTGGAGATGGCACGCGAGCCGGTAATAGGTCTACGGCCATGTTTTGTGGGCATAAAGACGCAGCGTTACTGCCTTTCTTTGAAGGGCATGGTAATCAGTATCACCAGCGTACTGACAGAGACAAAGTGGGACGTATTAGTGGGTTCCCTGTTGCGTATAAGGAGCTGCCTGACGTTTCTAAATCAGCTAGTTATTGGTATGGCTTTGTCAGCGGTTTCCTAGCCGCCGATGGCACCGTAGACACGCATGGCTGCGCAATGCTCACTCAAATCAAGAAAAGCACGCTGGAGGCTATTGAGGCGCAGCTACCTAGGATTGGTATGTGCGCGGGACCTATCCGTGCGCAACGACGTGATACACAGCCAGGCCTGCATCTTGGTAATGATAAGGTTTATGACAGCACCATTCATTTTATGACGCTACTTAAGCGTTTCATGAATGAAGATGATTTCATTATTAAGTCACATATAGATAAGTTTAATAATAAAAAGAGTACTTCCGCTACATATGGTAAATACGTTGCTATTAAATCTGTCAAAATGACAGATAGAGTGGAAGAAGTGTTTTGTTGTGAAGAAATGGAGACTCATACTATCGTTGTTGATAATGCGATACTGTCTCATCAATGCTACGGTAATGCATTCCTTCGTTTACACCTTCCTTTTGACCGCGTGCTCGTTGATCATAGAGACGGAAAATACAAAGAATATGCGCTACCTATGTTTGGCGCTGACGTCAAATATGATTATAAGGCCATGAAGTACGATGTGCCCGATCCAACTACATTCGATAAACCTAAAGAAAAAAGAGAAAGAATAAAGTTAGACTTCATAGACAGACCTTCCCGGGATAAATCTAGAATTAGATTAAGGAAGATAGACCCACGTCAGATTGTGTTGCAACACTCATTTATGAGTGGGAAGCAGCAAGTTATTTATCGCTTTGAGCCTGAGTGGGTAACCATGATCAAAACGAGCATTATGTATCAGGTGAATGAAACACCCATGAGCATGCTCAAGGCTGTGGCGTTGGAGCAAGATTTCCTGTTTAACGAAGGACAAGTTTTCCATTTTAAAGCACCTACAATTTCCGGTGTGTCTAATTACGGTTGGGGTCTTCCGGAGACAATTGCTAACTTTAGGCATATTCATCAGTTACAGGTGTTACGTAAAATTGATGAGGCGGTGGGTTTGGACTACATGCTTCCATTCAGGATGTTCCACCCTACAAGTACAGGGCAAGCGGGAGATCCTATGAATTATATGCTTCTTAATCGCTGGGGTTCAGAGATAAAGGAAGTTATTAGAAGAAGGCGAACAGATCCTTTTGCTATGCATGCGCTTCCTTTCCCCGTGACCTACCAAGAGTTCGGGGCGCAAGGAAAGTCTTTAGCTCCAAAGGAGCTTGTCGAGTATCACAACAATGTACTTCTCGACGCCATGGGGTACCCGGCAGAGCTATTCAAAGGATCATTACAAATTCAGCAGGTCCCCACAGCTGTAAGATTATTTGAAAACTCATTTCATTTTATCCACCAAGGTTTTGATAGAATTGTAAAATGGGCAGCGAGAAGAATCAGCGATTACATAGGGCAACAACGCCTGGAAGTGTCCTTGCAGTTGCCTAGACTTGCTGATGACCTAGAACGTCAACGCGTATACATGCAGCTTGCCGCCGGGGCTGAGATTCCCCGCTCCGTTGCTTATGGTCCCTTTGGGATTAAAGATCCTATTGATGCGGCTAAACAGCGCGCGCAGGAAGATATTGAAATTCAGAAAGAGCGCTCAAAACTTGAAGCTGATTTCCAAAGACAACAGCAAATGGGTTCTATGGATACTATTCTTGCCGAGCAGCAGCAAGGTGGTGGCGGTATGGGAAGTTCCCCCGCAGGATCTTATGTTGGCGGCGGCGCTGAAATGAATCCACTTGACATACAAAACAAAGCGACTGAATTAGCGCAGCAGTGGCTCCAATTGCCTGTTGGTGAAAGACAGAAACAAATGGCGAATGTTAGAACTTCTAATCCTAATCTTCACGCCATGGCTAAGCAGAAGATGGAAGAACTTAGATCGCAAGCCGAAAGTCAGGGTAGAGATTCCTTATCACAACCAACCTAAATAAATGAGTAAAGAAAAATATAATGAAACAGACTGGGTAGTCGACATGAATGCTGTGTCTGCTGATATTTATCAGAATGCAGTTAACAAAGGTTTTTGGGACACAGAAAGGAATGACGGTGAAGCTATTGCTTTAATCCATTCTGAGTTGTCAGAAGCTTTAGAAGCCTTGCGTCACGGCAATCCTCCGGACGATAAAGTTCCTGAATTTACTGGAGTTGAAGCCGAGCTAGCAGATGTTGTAATACGTGTTTGCGATCTTGCAGCTGGACGTAATTGGCGCGTGTTTGAAGCGATGGCGGCTAAGATCGCTTACAACACTAAGAGAGAAAGGTTACACGGCAAAAAATTCTAAGATATTTTGCATTTGTACGAAAGTCCATGGTATGTTATAATACTGCCATGGACTTTTCTGTTAAATTAGCCGCAAGCTTATATCTTATTAAGAGAGCTGAGGAGGCGCATATAGATAACGGACAACCCGCTTCTGTTAAGAAGTGGGACAGTGTAAAAGGTATTCCGGGTGGGTCAGCCAATCAAAATTATACTGATCCTGTAAGACCTAATCCCAATGACATGCCTATAGATATCGGAATTAATAATAAACAACTGGTAACAGGTACTGGCGGTGGCGCGCTAATATATGGGCGTTATAGAAACGGAGATCGCTAAAATGGCTAACGCATCATCTCTTCAAGATATTTATTCTGCGGCTAACCCTTTATTTAAAGGTAAAATAAAGAATACTATTTATGACTATGTTACGCCGGATTCTGAAACCATAACTACACAGGATCCTATGTCTCCATATAAAGGAGACACCATACAGATGTCTCCTTTACAATGGATGTCTACCTATGACGAGGAGTTTAAAAGAAAAAATCCTAATCAAGCAGCGATGAATGCATACTTTCATCCTGATCAGTCAGATAGAACGTTCGGACACAGCATTGGCGCAGGATTAAGTAGCTTGAGAAATAAATTCGGCCCGCAATTGGGGAGTCTATTAAATCAAGGTCCATTAATGGGAGGTCTCGTCACAGCCGCCCCGGGATTAGCGCTGGGTGCTTTAGGTACAGGGGCCATGAACCTTTTAACCGGTAATGATTTTTCAAATAACATGCTGCGCAACGCGCTTTTAGCCGCGTTGGCCACAGGATCGATTGGCGCATATAGTGGTTATCTTAGAAAACATAAACCAGACTTTCCAGCGCCAGAGAAACAGCAGATGCTTAGTCCTGAAGAAGCTTTAGACATAATGCGCGCGAATAAGGATAAAGCGCGACAAAAATATAAAAGTGCTTTTGTTAAATCTGCTTTCCCCTCCGCCTCTGAAGCGCAAGCCAGAATCGTGCAAGCTATTCAAGCTTCTCCTGGGTTATCTTTTAATGAAAAGAGTCAATTGATTGCAGGGGTAGCTCAACTTTCTAGTCCTGACTTAAGCCAACTTGCGTCTTCTTTATCTGGCTACGGCGGCGCTGCCGTTGGTGCTTTAGTAGCTAGATTTTTACTTAATAAAGGTTTGCTAGGTACGGTGCTTGGCGCTATTTTTGGAGGTAGTATAGCGAAGTCTATATTCGGGTCATCGATACCTAGAAACGATTTAGGACAGCCCTCTTTACAAGGCAGAACTATAACAGGACAATTTATTTAAAATGAACAAATCAAATTTTTTTAATTTAGGCGTTAAAATGGCCGCTGCTTTGAATAACAAATCAGCTAAAGACATGACAGCTCTGTGTGGTTTTGTTGCTACAGTGGACAACAGCAAAGAAGCTAATTATGGTTATATTCAACGCATGGCCTGTAAAATAGCAGCTGAGGCCTTCGCTGAGGCGGGGCGAAAAAAAGAATTTGAATATCACGTGCTTGATAGTCTTTCTAAATCAGCTACATGGTACCCAGAACTCGACCAGTACTCAGACGTTGTATTCAATGTGTTGGGTAAGCTGGCGTATGAATACGAAAAAGAAAAAAATGAAAGTTTAAACAACGATATTGTCAGCAAATCCGCAGGCCTCCTGCCCGGGCTCATCTCGTCAACTGCGAGCCATACGCCTGATATTGTAAAAACTATGGCTATGGCGGGTGCGTTAGGCGGCAGCGCCACAGGCGGTCTTTATTGGTTGCTCAACAGACATTCCGAAGAAGATGAGGATAAGGCGGAGCAAGTAAAAGCGAAGATAGATTATTATAATAGAATATCTAATGAGATTAAAAACCAACTAGGTAAGACGAAGTTACCTCCCGCAGCTATAGCGAGTAAGGTTCAAGAGATAATGGAAAATCAAAATTTATTTTAAATGAGAAAAAATAGTCATGCAGATCAGAAGCTAGCGGAGTCAATGCTAAATCTCGGTGCGGGTGTATTAGTAGATACAGATAAAATCCAGCCTACCCCAGATAAAGCGCAGCCTTCTATGGTTCAGCCTTCCGAGGCTAGACCTAAAGAGCAGAACGAAGAAAACGACGAAGAGAAAGAGTATAAGGAAAATAAAGATGTTAAGGGTATATCCGTGTGGAGTTCTGTACCGACCTTCGATGATCAGTATAAAAGATTTCCAGAGACAACACGTTTAGTGGGGCCCGTTGTTGGTATCTTCGATGTGGCTGTAGCAGAACAACTAAACGATTTAAATAATTTACTAGCTAAACAACAACCTGAGTCCGCCCCGTCAGTTATTCTGGCGAGCCGAAAAGAAAACTTCTACGAAGGAAAATGGTTGATGCTTTTGGAATATTTCCGTGTAGAATACAAGCAACTCGTTTCGACAACATAAGATGAAAAAAATAGCTTTAACCCCTCGCAGTAAAGAACTGATCAAAAATTACCTCGTTGGCGGAGCCGCGCTGGGTGGGTCAGGCGCGCTGCTTACCTCCTTAGTTAATTATTTGAATACTTTAAAGTCACAAACTAAAAAGGATACTGACGAAGAAGATGATAATACTTTGTTCTTGAATGTTAACGCCAAGAAAGCAGAAGATGTAAATAAATCGCATGCCGCTGATTTTGCCGCAGGTGGTATGGCTATGACAGGCGGGCTGCTTTCCACTTTAGGTACATATGCGTTAGTTAGAAAACTTTATCAGAACATCAAAAAGAAACAGCTGCAGGAGCAGCTCGATAAGGCGCAGCAAGAATTTATTCAGAGTGCAGAGGCTGAAGGTGAAGCTAAAAGAGCAGCACAAGCAGGGCCAGGAACAGCGATGGGCTTAGGAGAAATCGGCGTCTCTCTCCCGGTAGCCTTTGCTTTATTGAGTGCGCTGGCTGCAGGATCCATAACTAACATGTCGCTTAATAAGTACTTTCCTAGATTAAAGAAGAAAACTGATTTAGCACCTAAAAGGATAGTTATTCGTAAGACACCAGAAGAGCAGGAACAACAGCCAGAGTTAGAAGAAGAAAAGAATGCGTACGATAAAATTGCGCAAGAAGAGCAAGAATCTGACGCTTTAGATTTTCTTATTAACATATGCATGGGAAGCAAGGCGGCTTCTCAGTCGGAGCTCGTAGATATCGTGCATGCTGTAGCGCAAGGAAGAGGCGCTGACTTTACTCAACATTTACTTGAGTACGGTTTTGACTCAGCCCTTGATACTATAAAAGGCGCAGGTGAAGTACCAATTACCGCAGAGCGTAAACAGTATGCTATTTCTTATTGTACAAAGAGTGCAGCCCTGTCTCCGGTTGTAGCGCTTCTAGCTGCGGCTGAGTATAATGATATGGCTCCTAGATTTACTAAGATTTCTTCACTTCAAAATGAAGAAGCGCAGCATACGCTATTTAAAATAGCAGGTTTATTTGGCGCTGTTAATCGTAGAGATGTTTTAATCAATACTGATATAGATTTCAGTGAGAATGAAAAATCTGCAGCGATGTCCATAGCAGATGTGCTAGAAGCCATCAATGCGCTTAAAGCAGGTGAAGGGGCGCAAGGTCTTGAAGGCGAAGAAGACATGGAGCAGAATGAAAACATCATAACAGAGGACAGTATTGACTCAGGCGAAGAAAAAGAAGTTAACGATAGAAAGCCGTTGTCTTCTAACAAAATAGCACCTGACGTCATAAACGAATTAGGCGACGAAGATGATTTGATTGACGAAGCAATGTCGCAGCCTATTACTGCTGCAAAAGCTGTAGCCTCTGAGTCTAAATAATGACCACACCAAAAAACAAAGTATCTGCCGATAATCTAGCCTATATACTAAATAAGGGTAAGGCTAAGTTTGGGAGATATAAAGTCTCTGCTAAAGAAGATAGGACATATGAGAATATAGTCTTTGATTCTAAGTGGGAGGCACAAACGTATAAATTACTTAAAATGCTTTTACCTTCTGATGTACACGTACACAGACAGGTTAATTTTCTTTTGCAGGAAAAGTTTCGTTCCAAGGATAATAAAGCTGTAAGAGAAATTAATTATTCAGCCGACTTCATAATTACCCGGGAATCCGCGTTGGAAGAGAATGTAATTCCTGCTGATGCTTTTGTAATTGATTCCAAGGGACACGTTACTGATATATTTAAAATTAAGAATAAGATGTTCATGTATAAATACAGAGCCATTATTCATCAGGTTAAATCAGCCAAGGATGTAGCTGCTTTAGTGGACTTGTATAAGGTGCAATAGGCACACCCTTTGTGTTATATAAATTTGTATGGGTAAAACATATCTACCTAAGGACAAGGTTCAGTTTCTGGACCTGACACGGGCTAAGCTTAATCTCAAGCTCAAACCCTCCCGGCCTTCCGGGTTGCGAAGGAAAAAGTTGCTACACATCCCTCCCGGGGTACTGTAGCATCCATGGTCAGCAAACAACGAGCTAGGTTTTGTTGTTTGTTGTTGTTACTGGTTGTATAACCAAATGCCCCACGTTCGTTCCTAGCACGAGCGTGGGGCTATGGTTTCTTATTTTTAAATATGAATAGGTAATCAAAAGCCTCTTCTAATTCAAATACTCCACTCTTTATACCTGCCCTTAACTTGTAAAGGTTGTCTAGTGTGAGATGTGGATTATGTAATTCGTTGTGGCAGTTATGACATAGAAGTACACAACGTTTGGCTTCTTTTCTTGCGTCTGACATTTTAGTAGCACTGATATGTCTTCCTGATAGGCTCATGAATTTTTCTCGTACGTGGTGAAAAACTAAACTAGATATGTTTTTGTTATATCCGCACAGGCGACAGGAACCACCAGATGCTATTATTAATTCTAGTTTTCTTACTACACGTCTGACTCTATTTTTTCGAGCGCCTTTGGTAGTCATACGAGTAACTTAGCACATGTAGATCCACACACATAGCAACTTTGCGCAAACAAACCACTTGCGTGGTATGAATTTGTTTGTAAATCAAATAACACTTTTAAGCATGCGTAGCTCAGTGGATAGAGCAGCGGATTTCTAATCCGTAGGTCGCAGGTTCGATCCCTGCCGCGTGCGCCAATTTCGGCCTGTAGCTCAATGGTTAGAGCAGGGAACTCATAATTCCTTGGTTGGGGGTTCGAATCCCTCCGGGCCGACTAATTTTCGATATCGATAGGAGATAAAACATTCCGCCCAAATTTGAGCGTGTGAACGAGAGGTTAAAGTTTGACACTAGGAAGAGTGGATGGGTGCGGAGAGCTAGTGCTCCATACATTTCGATGTTACCCCACTGCCCGCAGGTTCGAATCCTGCCGCGCTCATCATTACCCGTAACAAAAAGCAGATTAAGCAGATAACAACATGAAAGCTGAACTAAGAACAATCACGCCCGATTGGGCACGTAAAGTACTTAATGATAAGAATGTAGGAAACCGCGCCATGAATCCTAAGCATGTCGCTGTTTTATCGAACGAAATTAAATCTGGGCGCTGGAAAGTAAATGGCGATACCATCTGTATTAATGCTGCCCGTTTGATCGACGGGCAGCACAGACTCGCGGCTATCGTGCATTCGAACATAGCCGTGCAGTCATTCGTAATTGAAGGTCTTCCCTCTGATGTTTTTGATACAAAAGACGTCGGTAAGCGCCGTAGTCCTGGAGACACGCTAGGGGTGCTGGGAGAAAAGAATTCTTATAGAATGGCCTCAGCGCTTGCATTGGTAGATAAATATATGACAGGACGCGCAGATAAAACTGTGGACTATACCAACACAGCAATCGAGGAGTTGCTGGCAAAATATCCGGATATTCGCGAATCCCTGCAAGTATCGGCCATTAGTAAAGGTATCATGCCCCCGTCCGTACTGGATGCCTGCTATTATATCTTTAGCCAAAAAGATAAGCTACTAGCTGTGTCCTTCGTCAACAAGGTTGTACGGGGAATAGGACTCGAAGCCGGAGATCCGTTTCATATGCTTCGTGAGCGTATGCTTAAGAACTCCATTTCTAAAGCTAAACTAACAAAGCATTATGTTATGGCGCTGTGTATAAAAGCATGGAACAGCGCGCGCAACGGAATGAAAGTTCGCCAGCTTCGCTGGCGTGAAACTGGTGACGCTACCGAAGCTTTTCCGGTAGCGTTATAAACTAATATGAAGGGACTACTAATAACCACAAAACCGTAAATGAAATACGCACTAAACTTGATCATTGTTATTTTTATATTTGTAATCGCTTCTTGCCTTCAAGAGGCAGATATCGCATCTCAAAATGTTTCCGTAGCGGCGCATAACTTTGAAGTTAATCGCCGCGTAGTGTTCTTTAATGGAATCACCGGGGAGTACATGCTAACCATTGAAGGCTTACTTTCTGTAACTGAAAGTAGCTCGCAATCTAGGCTGGAAGTTACAGTGAAGACAGGCCCCTCGAACTACAAGAAACATTATCTAGGGTTATCTGATAATGTATCATATTTTGTAGAACAGTTGGAACCTGTGAAAGCTGACCCATTCCACTATCGTGTAATTTTCAGACCAACAACCATTATCCCGGACATAGAAGTTCAGGTTAGGTAATGTGGTCAATAAATTTTCTTACCGTGCTTGTACAAGCCGACTGCGAGTCTACCATGGTATTGCTTAACACTTGGCTTAGTATGCGAAAGAAGTGTTTTAGCGATGATAGCAGACAGTGTCAGAGTGTATGCAAACCGAAGTAAAAGCGCCCAGCGCTTGAGCCGGACTCTGACAGCGGTAAGAACAATTTGATCCATGAGTGTAGAGCAAGTCTTCGGACGGGTTACTCACCAAAGCGGCTCTAACCCTTAACTGGGCGACACAAGGTTCAGAGTGCGTTGCCGTTCGCATGGAATCTCTGAATGGATCAATTAATTTGAGCGCGTTGTGAAATGCAAATACACCAGCCACAGGACGGATACTCGAGGGTGCAGCGATGACCCATAAGTACATGCGCCCCGGCATTGCAGGTTCAAATCCTGCCGCGCTCATTAAAATTCGATATTGCGAGTCAGCCCTCGATTCCATGAAGTGATTATCGACTTCGATAGAGGATAAAGCAGACCGCACAATCTCTGTTCAATATTAAATATAACACCCACACGACACACAAATGAAAATTTTTAGTATAGACTTATCTGATACCATACTGGCAGCGGGTATCATTATTTGTATCATTATCTTTTCTGGAGATCCCGATCTTATGGACGCTATTATTTATAAGTTGACTGAAGGCAAGCTAGCACCACCGACTCCGTAAGTATGATAAACAACAAACAACAAACAAAAGTTACACCTTATGTCATTACCTTGTGTTTGATCGTGGTCGCGTTTGCCGCGCTTGAATACAAGGACATTAAAAAAATCGATTCAATCAGAAAATATAGTGTTGACTATGTTTCTGTTGTCGATAAAGAAAAGTTTCTGGTTAGTATTTACGATGATGTAAAAGCTATCGATGAAGAGCAGCTGCCTGCCGATCTGAGAAGTTTTGTTATCACAGTGAAGGTTAGCCAGTTTTGTAAGTGAGTAATGGCCGGTTGGTGAAATGGTAAACACAGCAGACTTAAAATCTGCTGGGAGAAATCCCTTGCCGGTTCGAGTCCGGCACCGGCTACCGCTGAAATAGCACTCGTGCTATTTCTTTATGTATCAAATAGTTATAATATGCAATCAGACCAAGACACACAGCAAGATAGCACCACCAAGGTTCCTGAAATAACATCTATTTTTAATCAACTCACCGCAGTTGATTTTACATTAGCTCAATTGGCAATTGATCTTAAAGATCCTGATAAAAAACAGGAGATCGGAATCAGGCTTATAGAAACCATTAACGAAGCCATCACGCAAGGACTGGAATTCACAGACATAAAGCTTAAAGCCAAATCTGGCATAGCTAATGTATCTTTCAAATTTCCTGTTGCATCCTTGTCTAAAGGTATCAGTAAATAGCCATGACTTATTTTTGTTTAACCAGAGAAATTTCGGAAACTATTCAAAACTTTCCAGAGGTGAAGGAAGCTTGGAGACAAGTTAATTTTTATCTCAAAGATGGATCCGCCCGGAATGAAGTTACCGTTGTAGGTAATGAGTTCTACGCAATGGACAAAAATAAGCATAAGTACTTTGAACCTGCGGATATTTCTTTTGTGGAAGCATGTTAAAAAATATCTTTTTTTCTTCTTGCGCGCTTTAGAAATCTCTACATTATCAAAATAATCTCGGATAGAGCACACGCCAAATCCAGAGCTCAGTATAAACACAAACCAAACCGTATATAATATGAAAAGAAAAGAACTGCCAGAAATTATCAAAGGACTTGAACCACTCCAACCTAACGTTAAGCGCGTGCGCACTAAGCCCCGCAAGAGCCTCTGGGATGAGTTTTTCGCTAAGCTTGAATCCGGTGACGCCTTCGAGATCGAGGCCCTGGAAGTGAACACAGTCAAAGCCCACGCCGAAAAGCACGGCTTTGACCTCCGTCACAATAAGTCGGAAGGCACTAAGGTGCTTGCTCAGATTATCAAAATTGAAGAAGACGCTCAGGCCTAAACCCTGAGAAAACATAAGTTAATGAAAAGCCTACCACGAAAGTGGTAGGCTTTTCATTTTATTTACCTATTCACTACCATGGAAATCGAACAAACCAAAACTGAAATAAAGAAAGCATTAGCAGGCGATAAAGTATTGTTATTAGAGAAGTATATTAATTCCGAAGGACATTTAAAAGATTATGTCGTTCGTCTTTTGCCTGATGATGGCTATTTAAATCTAGTCCGCGAGAGTCTAGAAATATTAAATAGTAATGCGGAGAAGTTTCTGAAAGACATACGCCCTTCAGACGCTGACGCCGTAGAGTGGGCTAAAGCGGCTGCGGAACAAATATCTAGCTTTAGTAATTCTTTAAATCCTGAAAAGGAAAAGAAGAGTTTTAATTTTAAGAATCCTCTTATTAAAGAAGATGGAATGTATTTTTACGAGTCTGAATTTAAGGCTAGCGCTGTAAGCACAATAATACTGAAAAATGTGCAGGTGTTATCTTCAACAAATCATTCAAAAGATGTTGAAGATAAAATACCTAAAGGGAATATAGCCAAGTATAAGCATATGATACGGGAGCATCTACCTGTATCTAAGTATGTCGCTCAATTCGCCCTATCTCCCGGGAAGGTCGCTATTGTAAAAGCTGTTTCTTTGTGATGCTATAAGCAGGGCGTATGTGTTATATAAGCTTGTATAGCTGTGCGCCCTGTTATTTATTTTAATAAAATATGAAAAATACGTTATTTAATTCTGTTAATAATTCTGTTCATGATTCTGTTCATGATTCTGTTGATGATTCTGTTTATAATTCTGTTTGGGATAGTGTTGATATTTCTATTTGGAATAGTGTTTATAATTCTATTTATGACGCTCTCCGTATACATATAACTCCTCGTGCTATTTACATAAATACTTTTGACTCTATCGATGATTTTGTTCGCGACCACGTTAAATCAAAGTTATGAAAAAAACACTAAGGCATTCTGTTATTTTTTCTGAGTATGATGATATTTATCGCGCTGTTTACGACGCAGTTATTACTTCTACTGAAGGTAATTTTAAAACTCCGGTTCTCAGTAGCACTTGGAGTTACTTTGATAATTTTATGGCAGTTACCATCAGTCATTATTTTCAAAAAACATACTACGTTTAAAATATGAAACTAAACGCGGAGATTTCTGAATCTCTAATAAATCTAAAACAAGAAGCAAAGGAATTGAAAAGGCATGCCCTGGCTTGTCTGAGGCAACTAGACACTGTATATACTCCTGGAGCTCCGCATCGAGGCAGAAACAGCGGTAATGACGAAGCCATTTTTCATGAGACACTCATGGAAGTGGTGGAAGCGGAGCACGTAAGCGAGCTGCTATTCAGGACTATCAGTAACAAAGATATGGATGTCACATCCAGTTATAATAATATTAGGCAAGATGTGTATAATATTAGCGCGCGCATGTATCGCAACTTATGGTGCATGAGCCTGTCCCCGGAAGAATGTTGTTGCTTTAGTAAGCTATGCCGTAGTTTGTCTGAGCTTATTGTCTGGGAAGATAAACCAGCCAAGAATTATTCCAGGGTGCTGAGCACTACATTTTCTGGAGTCATAGCGTTTATGCACTGTTACGGTGTATCCTTCATTGAGTACAATAAGGGCGTGGCTTCGAATAAGGGATGGACTGTTCTGCAGGAGACAGTGGAACAAGCTGTCAAATTAAGCATTAAGAATTTTAATAAAGCTAAAACAATTATGTCACCATGAGCAATGATGCGCATTATAAGAAGCTTATCAAAACTGTTTCCGGATCCATAATATGCGCCGCAAAAGCGCATCCGGGTATTATTGATACGACCATGGCTAACTCCGTGGCTAAACGTATAGTTGGGCAATTGCTCAATAATTTTAAAATTACTGAAAAGTGAAACAACCCCCTGCTTATAAGTCATAAGCAGGGGGTGCAACAACAACATACATATCGCATGAACTTAATAGAAACATTCCTAAAATCTGTCAAAACAATAAGCAAGTGTCAAGGTCTTGTGCTGTACATCGATCCAGAAGAAAAGTGTCTCAAGCACATCGCAGGCGACAAACCAACGTGGGTAAGCAGTGTGGCTGAGAGTTACACTGAGACCCTTAAGATGTTGCTTAACTTAAAATTTAATGAAGCACCTACAGTGCTGCATGTTTATTCTTCGTTCTACATGAACAATAAAATTTTTGTAAATAATCTGATCGAAAGAAAAACACCTGTTCATGAGGATAGTATTATCTGCAAAGAAAGCAGTGCTGTTAAATTTAAAGGAAAATTAGATATGGGTATGTTTATGCCGTTATCCCGGCAGCTCATTATGTTGGAATCGAAGTTAGAAAAAGATCCTGACTCATTGCTTAAGATGGCCCAGTTGGTTACACGAGAAACGTTCGAGTCCTGCGCTCCTTGTCATTCCTGTGGTACGCCTTGTTTGCTGCCTGATGTGGATGGCGCGGGGGGTCTCTCTGATGAAGAGATGCAGGCGATACTAAAGATAGCTAATAAGGGTAATTGTTTCTGTATTGATTGCGGCGCTCGCTCAATTGCAGCAGTTATAGAATATAAAGGTTATATAACCAATCAAGATTTTTCTTCTGACATAACAGCGCTGAAGAGTATTAATACAAATGATCTTAGCCTCCGCGCTACAGACTTTCTGGATACTGTTCAGACTGCTTTACAGAAGATTGCGAGATCCAGTCCTATATATTCAGGACAAACTAAAATTAAATCCGCAGATCATAAAAAAGATATACCAACCTGGTTAAACTAACATGAGCTTCATAGAAGATTATTTCTCTCAAGGTGAAAATCCACCTAAAACCGCAACTGCAAATAATGTAGATACATTTGCTTTAGATAAAGCAGAAATGGCTTTTATACATGCCATAAATTTTCACATTACAGATATTAAGAGCCTAGTGTTCAACACTGTAGTTGCGTTACAAAATGATTTTGAAGAAAAGAATAAAAGCCTGTCAGAAATTAAGAAAAAGTTTATCACCCGCGTAGCACAAAAGAGGGGTGTTCCACTTCCGCATAACGTTGAAGTGGATTTGGTGAATGAACTTCTCGTGGTACCTAAGGTGCCAGCCGACAAGTAAAAACCAACACTGCCCCGGCAAAATCCGGGGCAGTGCTTTCTTTGTACTATGAAAAAAAAATTATATGACGCTGTTTATACGTCTTTTCGTTATTCTATTAATTCTGCCATTAGGAGGGATGCCGCACAAGCTATTCATATTTGCGCTACCCCTGATGTTAATAGCTGCGTGTCTAATGCTACTCATACATCTGTTTATTTAGTGGTTTCCAGGTCTGTTGGAAATCCTGTTATTGACTATATTTGGGATTTTATTTATGAAGGACAGTTAAAAAAAATATGAAAAAGACATTAAGGGATTCTGTTTATTGCTCTATAGACAGGGCTGTTAATTCCGCCGCACGTATAGCTATACGTAATTCTGTTATAGATTCTACACATAGTATTGTTTACGCTTATACTGTTCATTCTACTTTTGTCTCTGCTTATAATTCTATTAATGATTTTATTTACCGTTATTTTAGAGATTCTGTTCGGTTTCACATACAATCAAAGAAATGAAAAATACATTAAGATATTCTGTTTGTAATTCTGTTTATGTTTCTGTTAATAATTCTGTTCATGTTTCTGTTCGTGCCTCTGTTCGTGATTCTGTTAATAATTCTGTTGCTACCTCTGTTCATGTTTCTGTTCGTGATTCTGTTCATGTTTCTGTTCGTGATTCTGTTCGTGATTCTGTTCATGTTTCT